GGCGCACAGAACGCGCCAGGCAGAACGGCCTCGTAGCCTTGCGACTGGAACTCCTCACTACGCTGTTGGAGCTCGCTGATATTGCTAACTGTTGTCATTGTGATGAATGTGTGTATTGTTAAATGTTATAGCGCAAAGATAAGGAAAGACGGGGAGAAGGAGTAGACATGGTTAGAGGAGGAGATAAACAAAAAGCCCTGCTTTCCTCACGGACAACAGGACCATGCCTAAGTTAAAATTAAGAATGAAACATCCAGTCAAAGTATGATGTTGGTCGTGTCCGCCTACATGTCGTAGTCGCACATATTGTTTGCCGAGCACAACTCATAGTTCTCCACGTTCTCAATCACCATATCTTCGCCATTGAACTGCTTGATGATAATCTTGCGATGCAGAGCGTCTGGGTGTACACTGCGGATATTGTTGTTGGAAATCAATATCGGGTGGTTGGCTTCTTTGGTATATACCATAAGATACCACGGACCAGTCTTGTACTGATCCATCACCAATGCAATCTTGGAGTTAAGAAGCGAGGAAACCTTGTCGATAGCTTTCTCTATTAACTTCTCCTTGTGCTTCCGTCCGAACTTGTCGAGCCAAGAGGAGATTAAGGAAAGCACGAAGATAACCAAGAGGATTATTAACGCTGAAATAATTGATACCATAATCGTTGTTGTTTTAATTGTTTATCGTTTGATGTTCCACATGTGCTCAGCTGGACCTACGAGCACATCTATGTTTGCGCCCTGCTTCTGAGCCACCGTCTCCACCCATTTAAGCTGAATAAACTGCTGTGGGTTAAGATTCATCTCGCTCATATACGCCTTATCTGCCACAGCCTTTTGACGCTCAGCCTTCTCGCGAGCCACCTGAACCTCGTATTCACGTTCCTGCGTCTGCTTGGCCTGTACCATTTTAGCCGTGCGGTTCATTTCGGCAAGCTGTTCCTTGTTGGGTGTTGCCTTACCGATAATAACATCCTTGATGATAACGGGCATCGGCTTGTGCTTGGAGAGGGCTGCAACGTAATCCTGCATCTGCTTCAAAATCTTCTTGTCGATAGTGCTCAATACCTGACGGTTAGACATCAAATCGAATGGGCTATATTGTGAGATATGGTCTCTGACAAGATTGCAGAAATAGTTGTATAGATTAGTATTAAACCAATCACGTCCATAGTTCTGCAACAGTATGGGCGAACGGCCCTGCTCCACCTGCGTGACTATGACAGAATGGAAGTCGAGCGGAGTGTTGTCGTCGGAGAAGATGTCGTCAAGAAGCACCTCGTGACGTACCGGAACAATCTTGAATGTCTCGGCACGAGTACTCAGTGCACACCATGTCAGACCACTCTGAACTGGAGTGTCGTCAACACCACCATGTCCGAATATCCATGGTTTCTTTACCAACACGGTTTCCTCGTCGGCATCGGGCGAAACAAAACGGCACGAGGATAACATCACTACTGCGACAAGCGCAAAAAGAATTGAAAATAATTTTCTCATAATTGTTTCTTTGTCTATAAATCCGTTAATTAAAATAAGATATGCAGTGGTTATAGCGTTTTCCTTCGTCTCGCTCGTCTGCATCAGAGCCCGTTAATTACGTTTTACGGAGTAGCGACATGCGACACACTGAGTACGATCCCTTGGCCTTCGGGATAAGTTTCTTTTTTGTCATCAGATTTTACGGATTTCACGGATTTTAGTTTGTTTCATTTGATGACAAAAGAAAAATCCATTCAATCCGTTTAATCCGATGTAAAAAACCTTTTCTCGGGAAACTCCATTCTTTCCAATTTTGTAAGAATTGGAAAGAATTGAAATGGTAATACACTCACCGATGTTATGCTTCAAACTCTGAAGGCGGCTTCTGACCGCCACCCTAAGAAGAGTCCATGTCTGCTTTTCCGTTGGACTTGACGGTGGCGCGATAGCCCTGCTTCTTGGTAGAAGGATTGTAGGCATTCGTCTTACTCAATTCCAATGACATTGCCATAAAAAATGAAGTATTAAATTAAACATTACATATACCCGAACTAAATGGGAGTATCTATACGAGTGAAATAGAAGTATCTATTTTAGTTCTTCGTATGCTTGTGCAAATCTACTAAGAATTGTTTTGGGGGCGTGGACATGCTTTACAGCTCCACCAACACCTTAATCTCTTGATTACCCCCACCGTGTGTGAGACAAGCCGGACTTAAACCTTTGGCAGAATATACACGACGTGCACTCTCGAACATATGAGTGTAGGGTGGTGTCTGCATTATGCCAACTACGAGGGTGCGTGTGGTGTCAGTTTTCATTGTCTATTGGTTTTTATTGGTTACTCATACTCATATACTATATGCGGTGTGGTGTTGCCCAGCCCGTCGCGAGGGTCGGCAAAGCAGCCTGGTGGCGATGTTGTCACGGTATTGGCTATCCGTTTGCGCGGTCGGCTCTTTACGAGACCCTTGCCGTCCTTGCCGCTGCGTACCCATCCGATGTAATACTTGTCAGTCATATTCATACTCTTATAGTGGAATGAGGACGTTTGCCACATTTCCCGATATTATCGTATAGGCTACCCCCCCACATATTGTTTATCATCAACTCGCTCACCCCTCGCTTGTCGGGAGTGTCTTGGTAAAAGCGGATAGAGTCGTCGTCACGCCATACCATACGGATTTTACTTTTTCTGTTATTCATATTCTATCAATACAGCTGGTGCTTTGACGAGCGAACTTGTACCTTGTATGATATTACCTGCTCCCTCCTTGTGGTAATGCGTAAGAATGGTGGCGCATACTTGGTGGAGGGAGAATTTAAGATTTGCAATCTAATCATATTCTATCAATACAATGGTGTGCTGTCCGTGCTCGTCGTAGAGTCCTGCCCATCCGTCGTAGCGTGCGGACAGTGCGGTGGAGTACCCCCCGACGTGGACAGAGCTGCGATGTGCGTTGCACAAAAGGAATTTGGTTAATCATACGTTATCAATACCATATTGTCTTTGCCTACTGAGGTGAGGGTGTTGGTTGTACCTCCAACGTTTATCTCCATTCGCTGAATGTTGGAGTAACCATAACCATTCAACGGGCGACCTCGGAAGGCTGCTATTCTTATTCGTAGCATATTGCAATCAGATTGTCTGTAGTGAGAAACGTACCTATACATTGCATCAGGTGTCCTGACCGCAGATTCCATTCCTTATCGCGAAAATCGTTAGTGCCGGTTCTGCGACGCACGGCCTTTGCGTGTTCGGTTCGGGCTTCGTGTATCAGATAAATGTTACGCATAATAGGTTGTCTTTTGTTACTGTTGTTATCGAATTGCACCACGGCCACGGACTGGGGCGGTGATACTTATCGCCGTATTTACACCCTCCCCGGTCGCCATGCTCACGGCGGAAGGCTTTTGCTTCCTCGGTGCGGTAGTGGACGAGGACGGAAAAGTCAATCATACTCTATCAATATTTTCGGTTTATCCACGTCGTGCCCCTTACCTCCCCCCAGCAATACACAGGGCTATGCCGTGTGGTGACACAATGATGCCGTTCTGCGAGGGACTGTAGGAGCCGAGGACGATGGGATGAGGATTGTTCATAGTTCTATTACTATTTTTGGGCAAATCGTTGCGTCTTCAGCCCTTGACGGAATACAAGGACTACAACCACGAGGCGAATAGATGCGAAGGGCATATATCGTGCCATCCTGGTGTTGACGGAATCAAGCGACCTTCGCAGATACATCCGATTTGCCTCCCCGAATTGATGTTTGGATATTGATTCATAATTCTACTGCTATAAAGAAAACGTCACTGCAATCTGTCCTTGCCATAATTGTGATGGCTATGTTATGATACACGCCGCCGAACCGCTCGGCACTGAACATTGAGGATTGATGTGTCAACAGTCTGCCACCCCCGATTAGGTCGGCAATAATGCGGACTACCCTCTCTGGTGGATTATCAGTTCGCATGATGTTTTCTCTCCATATTCTCCTTGAACAGCCGTTGAAACTCATCGCATAATGCAACCACTCCCTTATCCGTGAACACGGAATAAGACAGCTCCATTTTCTGCTTTGCCGAATAAAGGGCGAGATGAAGACTTATAGGTTTCATTTTCCAACCATCGGTTGCTTGCATCCACAACGTAAGCCACGTTTTCAAGAACATTGCCGCCTCGTGTGTTGGTGGCAGATCAAACTGAAGAAATAGGGCGTTGTCAGAGTCGTTTGCCTTGAGGAGCTTGCTCACGGCATCGTCCTTGAGGAAATAGCGGTCGGCCACTTCCTCTTCGAGCACGTCTTCCAGTCGAGTTTTCAGCTCGAAGGGTTCGGGGAACTGATAGTCGAAGGCTACGTCACGGCGCATGGAAATACAGAACACACGATCGCGGTTTTGTGGCACACCATAGTTCTTTGCGTTGAGTCGCGCCCAACGGCTCACATAGCCGAGCGACGAAAGTTTGTCGAGCCACTTCTGGAAGTCGGGCATGAACTTCAGACTTACCAGTGCCGCCACGTTCTCCTGCAAGAGATACTTCGGGCGAAGCACCTCCACGGCATCCGCCACTCGCCAAAGCAGTGCGCTTCGGGTGTCGCTGCCCTCCTGCAAGCCCATCTGCTTGCCAGCCTGACTGATGTCCTGACAGGGCGAGGAATAGGTGAAGAGATCCACTTCGCAACCTTCGAGTGAGCGTTTTACTTCGTGCCAGTCAATCTTGGTGATGTCGCCCAAGGCGCAGTCGGCAAACTGAGGAAAGACGAGGTTGTGCATCTGACAGGCGTATTTGTCGATGTCGCTCCATCCTACGCACTTCCATCGGAAGTCGGGATGCCACTCCCGTAGCACATCAGCTGCCATAAGCTGCGAGTCGTAGCCGGAGAACGTGGTGAGGAATATCTTCTCCTCGTTCTTGTCGGTTGCGGTGGTAGGAAGGGAGGGCAGGGAGTCTTCGGGGTCGTCGAAGAGAGTGAGTTGCTCGCCTGGGCGTGGCTTGGGTGGTGCGGGGAAGAAAAGTTGCTCGTAGATGTGAGCCAACACGTCCACCACGATGCTGTTTCCGGCTTGCTTGTACTGCTGTGAGGCAGATATAGCCATGTCTTCGGGTTTACCCTTGCCCTTCCAGTCGGGCAGTCGTTCGGCTGCTTGAGCATTACTGCTCTGCATAGTGCCGATTACATTGTCACGAACGCCCATCAGACGAAAACACTCCTTGGGTGTGAGCTTGCGGATGGCATAGCTCTTGATGGTGCGGTCGGTGAAATTGAGTTTTGTGATCATATTGTTGCTGTTATTTGTATTCAATCATTACGCCTGTCCTCGGAAAGTGGGCGAGTGACATCAGATGCTCAATGCAAAGTTGCTCGTATCGGGTATTCAGTGTTACTGCTATTCCTCCTATACAGACATTTAAGGGTTTGATGTTAGTCATATTCCTCAATCAAAAGGATAAATCGGTTCCAAGTTGCCAATATAACAATAACGCTGCACTTCGTATTCGCTGATAAACATTCGCCAATTCTGTTCGTTATGATCGTAATGTTCATGCACGAAGAATGTACCACCGAGTCGCCAACAGAGAAGCGATCCTATGCAATGTGGTTTCTCTCTGGCAGGATGCCACAGTTGAACAATGTTGCGATATTCGGATGTTTTGTCCATGTCGGAATCAGACAAGGACGCATTTTTGACGCTTATACCATTTGCTTCGGTCTCAAACAAAACTTCATCTTCTGTTGTCAGACTTTCTATCAACTCAGAAGCCTTCGGTGACATGAATATCACGTTAGGCAATCGATCGTTTTTCCTCATAATTTTATTGTTTATAATACTTAACTCCTTTCGTAAAATCTCAAGAAATTCTCGATCCTTTCCTCTATATTTTGCAGCCTTAGAGCGACTGAATCCTTTGTGCCAATGTTTGAAGTCTTCCCAAACACTGTTTCCGTTTGTCACATTTTCTTTTTATCCATGATTATATTGTTGTTTTGTATAAGGGGTTGATGTTATTTGTATTCTATTAAAATTCCTGGAGCATGATTATCAGTCCTGATACATCGGCTTAATCCTCCCAACGGCGGCCTTTGGAAATCGGGCGACGCATTCCAGTAGATTCCTGCTACGGAAGGGACGTGGAAGTCTATCTTTATTTCATTCATATTCTTCAATCAGAAATACATTTTGCGGCCACGAATTGATTGTTACGGTAGGACAAACGTCTGTGCCTAATTTGCCTCCATCGTTATTGCCACGAGGATATTGATAAAAGTCAATATTAGTCATATCAGTCCTTCTCAACCTCTAATTTCCAAGTATTTTCGTAGTGAGAAGAAAAGACGTTATAAGGACACTTGCAACGATCGATAGCTACCTGCATTTTATCCAACATGTCTCTTGTATAGAAACATCTCCTCATAAGATAAGCCAAAGCCTTGAATTGGTCTTGGGTAAGAAATACATCTTGCTCTCCACAGGTGATGCCTACATTGTCGGTAATGGTAGAGTAGAAGAGTTTTACGTCTTCATCCTTTTCCTTTTCGTCGTTAAATACGGTTATCTTCGTTGTATTGTAACTCATAATTCATTTCTCCTTTAATTTATAATTCAACAAACACGCAGATTCCGCCACTTACAGCGGTCAGTGCGTTTACGAGCTTACCCTCCCCGACTGTGCGACTGCGCCTCAGAGCCGAGGACGGATAACTTAGGTCGGCAGATCCTGGGCAGGGACAGTCGGTATAGCCCAGCTCGGTGGCTTGGCGTATGCGAAGGAACGTCTCGCCCTCTCGGTCCACCAACTGAAGGAACGGTCGGTCGGTGGTAGAGTAGATGCGGTAGAGCGAGCCGTCGGGATAGCGGCCATACAGCTTGCCGTCCTTGCTGATAGTGCCGCGCTTGTAGTGAGGGTCAGTCATATTCAATAATTAATCTCCATCCGTGACGAGGTGCAGGATTACCCCATTGTTGAGTTATGGTTCCGATACAGGTTCCGTTCCAATGGATGCGCTGATGAAAATCGTCGAATGGATGCTTCTTAGTCATATTCAATCATTATGCAATGTGGGCATTTGTAGTCGGTGGCTCGAAGGGCGGGCGAGAAATTACCCCCCCCATCCTCGCCATTCGAGCCGATGGCTAACCGGATGTACCGAAATCTTAATGTTGATCATTGTTTTCTATTACTTCCTGCCATGTGTTACCGTGACCGAGTCCACACTTTGCAGCCACCCCACAAAAACTCTTGTCGTAAGACCCCGTCATACAGGTTCCGAAATCAGCACAAGTCTGACAGTCGAAATCCATATAATCTGGATGATACCACACCTTGTCGCCAATCTCACGGATATAGCCTCTCTTTGTATCTACCACCAAGGTTCTTCCGGCGGAAGGTCTTTTGGGTTTATTCAGAACAACCTTATACCGATTGTTTTTCTTCCTCACGACATAATATTCATGGGATAGATCCCATCTCGGGTCAAAAACACGGGGGTCAATGCGCCACTTTTTTGGAAAATGAAATTTCTTCGGGTCGCAAAAGTTGGAAAGCACTTTACGGTCAGTAGAAACAATATCTTCCCAGTTATTACAACAACGAAGTACGTCAACCCTCCATCCTATACGACGCTCTACCATATCTAACAGCGAGGGATAGTTGTGGGGTTTCTTCCAAACACCTCTAAAGTAAAGGTTGTATCTGTCAAACAGAACCTTGTTTTTGCTTTCATAGAACTATACTTTAAATTCCAGACTAAATTTCACTATTTTAAGGACGAGCTGTAGTTCGTGAACGTACTTTATATGATATAAGAGTGCATAGCCTGTCACGTTGTAATACTTTATGAATATTGCCCAAGCGTATTTTTTTCGTTCTACAGCCAAATATCTGGCAAGGAAACTGCCTGCTCTTGCTTTAATTGGTCTTGTAAAGTACTTGCCCTCAACCTCTTCCTTAAAGTCATTATTGCGAAGGATTTCGGGCGTGACCGGCACACCATCGATGTTGCAGCACCATGTCCCCCAGGGGCCGTCGTCTTCGTCGTTGACAGCCTTCAAACTGACGACTCCCTTCTTGTCATTATGCTGTCGGTCGGGATGGATTTCGGTAACGATACACAAGGTGTCTTTCGGAAACATGCAGTCTTTGTTTGTCTGCACAATGTCGCCTATTCTAAGGTCTTCTGCATTAATCATTGTCGGCCTCCTTTCCTTCTTCAGTCTTAAAGTATTCGCCGTATTGTTGCCACTTCTTTTCGTGGATATTGCCAACAACCTCAAAGTTCTTCATTTTATCTTTCTGGGCATAATCAAGAATGCCGTCAGAAATACCGCATACTTTAGAGTCGGGATTCACTGCCGTCACTATACCAAAGAAAGCTTCCTCCTTGCAGTAATACACTACGGCATAGTAGTTGTCGCGCTCGTTGTCTTCAAGGCAGCTGTACGGATAACTGTCCGACCGCAACACGTCACCCTCGTAAATCTCCTTGCCATTCTTGTCGGTAAATCCCGTAAACTGGCAGATCGAAGAGGGATGAACCTGATGATATTTCAAGTTGTCAATTTCGTCTTGATTGACGATATAGTCGTAGTTCTCTACATGGGCCACATGACCGTCTATGCAAGAACGCCAATGCTGAACCTTGCGCATCAATGCACCGTGTACCCAACCACCATCTTCAAACCAGATGCCCTTAAACTTAATCGTTCGCATAATTCTCTATAAATCCGTTATGTTGTTAATAATCTCTTTCCCTTATGAATTTTTCAAGTCGTAATATGCTTGTAACCACTCATCATATTCTTTGTCATAATAGGTATAAACCTTTCTGCCTTTATCGCACAAAGGCTCGGCTATAGGCATAATCGCATGAATTTCCCTGCGCCATGTGATATTACGCTCGTAACCGAAAATATGCCACGGCCGAAGATTGCCGTATTTCAATAGTAAAACAAGCACACCACTCATTTTAGACAATAACCGATGCACAGAGCGACCGTCTGAATATCCGTTCACAACATAGCCTCCAGCGCAAATCTGCCACGAAGCTCCGTCGAGCTGATGGTGATAGAGGTTGATGCCTTGACGGTTGCAGATGGCAGCAAGTACCTTATTTTTTGAACATGCTTTCATAATCTCTGCAAATCCTTTTATGTTGTTAATATTATCGTCATCGAATTTTACGAATTTCACGAATTATCTTCGTCTTCGTTAGTTTTGCGTCATTCGATGACAAACAAGAATCCGTTGAATCCGTTAAATTCGATGTGAGAACCTTTAGTGTTCCTCCTTGATGCCGAAAGGAGTGCCATCGGCGAAGGTGTAGTTGCTCAGTGTTTCATCGAAAGGCCAAATATGTCTGCCACTTATCGCAATACTCTTCATTTTTTCATCAGCACCTACTACCGTGACCATAGAATAATGGCCTCCTGTCTTGCTCTTAATCCATCCGAACGGTTGGTGCTTCAGCATTTCCTGCCAGCACTCGTCTACATTTTTAAACGGGCGGTACTTGGGTTTGGGCTTGATACGGTAGTCGTAACAATCAGGTCTAAAATGATGTCCTTCATCCACATCTACCCATTTACAGTTGAAATTAGGCTCTCCTGGATGTTCAATCTTAAAGCTAAGGTCAACGTTGTAATATTGGATAGTTTTGCCATTTACATACGCCTGCATTACATCCACCAACTGCTTTATTTTCTCTTTTTTCATTGTCTTCTATATTTTCGTTAATACTCACATCATTTTATCTCTTTCTTCGCTTCGCCTTGCGTCGTTCTTGCAGGTTATACTGCGCAAGTGACGTAATGGTGAACGAAAAAGACCCGTCAGGCATAAGAAAACGGACTATCCTCTTTAGTTTGCCTTCAAGAAAATCGTCTATATTTTTTATTACTGCGTAAAGAACCTCATCCTGCGATTTCTTCTCTCCAGTCTGCTGTTTATACAAAAGCCTGACATATTCCGAATTAACGGTCACGATGTATTGTTTTTCTTTATGTATCTTCATTGTTCTTTATATTTTTTGTTCCGCTTAAATCCTTCAAATTCAACCTTACGGCATTACGGTCAAGTTCTTTCCAATATTTCAACGCATCTTCTATAGTCGAAAAAAGGTCCGAAGGGTCGGTTATTGTGACGTTATTGTTTGTTACTTTTTCGCAGCCGGGACGGTTGCGACGTATTACCTTGATATACATAAGCTAATCTATTAGTTCAAAATCATAAACAAATACATAAGGATTACTTACCCAAGTACCTTTGCCGGAAAGGCGGTCGATAAGGGAAGCGTAGGCTTGCTGCGGAGTGCGGAACGAGGAATTGGCAAGACCGTGATACCAATACGTCGTACCTTCAAGCCCTACGTTGTCGTCACGCCAAATGCCTTCTTTCAGACAGTCTTCTTCGCTGATGTCTTGCAGACGTTCTACGCGGATGTTGGTGATGCAAATATGATGGGGCATAAGGTCTGCCTTGACAAACATCTTGTTGTGCAATCCTTTCTCGAATAGGATGCGCCCCCAAATATTGCAACAAAGACGGAAAAGGTCATCGTCCTTTGCCATATCTTCGTATCTCTGTGCGATGGCTATGGTTTCACCAAGTTTGTAACGTGAAGACGACAATGCGTAATCAAACATCTGCTGAAGCATATCTCCTTGGGCTTCATAGAGTCGTCTATTACATAACCTTTTCCAAACACTAATGTCCTCATTTGACCACCCTTCGTAGGTCTCCAATCTTTGAAAAAACATTGTAGGATTTAGCATACGCCTGGTCTGGGTCTTTCTGCCTTCGAGTACAGCCTGTGTGAGACCGTACTTGTCATTGAACAGAATCTTCTTCATACTCTATATTTCCGTTAATATTCTACTACGTCTTCCTAATCTTTTCCATTTCCTCATTCTCCTTGCTCAGTCGCTCCAGATGTTCCAGAACAAGCGAATACGACTGATTGTTCACCTGATCTTCGGTGAGCGAGGCGTATTTCTGCATGGTGGCGATGGTGGCGGTGTATATCTCCAAGGGCGTTGACGGCCGCTTGCGAGGATCAAGCTTCTGCACCTTGAACACATGGGGATAACGCCGTGAGAGGGCGTGCATCATGCCGGTCCACCAGAAGAGGATAGGTTGCCATTGGTAATCGGGGAAGTGACGGAAGAGTGGGGCTTGGGTGTCGAATTGGCGCACGTCGTAGTGGAAATCATGCACCTTGAGGTTGGTGTTGGTGTCAATGAAGTTGATACGACGGTTGAAGATAGTGGCGAGGAACATGGAACGTGCCCGGTCTACGCTGTCGGCTTGCTGTGCTATCTGCTCGGCCGTGAACTTGCCCAACTGCTTCATCTTGACAAGGTTGTTGGCGAGCGAGGTGTATTGTCCCATGAGATCGGAGGCAAAACGATACTGCTGCCATGAAAAGCCGTCCATATCCTGCACCGGACCTTCATAGTCGGTCTTGCGATGTAGCAGACCACGTTTGTTGCGTAGGCGAAGGGTAGGGTAGGGGAAGCGAGAGAGGTGAGCTCCACGCTCGTTGTCGAGCCAGTCGAGCAATCCGGCACCGGAGACAAGATACTCAGCCGAGTTGCGGTCGTCGGTCTTCGGCTTAGGCGTTAGCCAATAGTTGAACTGCCATAAGTAGATGGGGAAGGTTTCTTCCTCCTGCTGTTTGCGACAGAAGAAACGGTTGCGTCGGCTTGGGGTGGAGAGTCGGCAAGTGTAGTGTTGCTTCTCAAGAGGCTTCGACTCGTCTATGCCTTCCACTATCTCTATACCTGCAAGAACAAAGAAGCACGCTATCTTGACGTTGCGCATGTCGAAGGGATGATAACGGTCGGCTCGCTCTATCTGTTCAAGCATTATCCGGGAGATGAGCTCCAACTGCTCGGTGCTGCACTCGTTCCATGATCGGGGCAGTGTTAGGTTGATGTTTCGTTGTGTCATAATTTTCGGGTTTCTTTCATAGGCAAATGTAGGAGTTTTTAATTTGGTGGGGCGGACATGGTGGGGGGGCGTATAAGGAGAAGATACAAATGAAGCCACTCTGCGAATTGTGTAATTAGCGCAAAGTGGCTTTGAAGAATACAAATGTAAAAATTCAAAAAATTAGAGGGTGGCGTGTAGGGCATTATAGTCCCACACCTTAGTGCAGTCATCTTCGCAGGGCTGCCAGTCGTCATCACAAAAGTAGAAAGCGTAGGCGGCTTTGATTATCTCCTCTTCGTTCATGCAAGCGCAGAGGTCGGCGTACATCGAATTGAAGGCGACGTATTTGTCCCATGCGTTGACATTTGAGTGAAACTTCATGCCCTTAGTCAGCTCGTCTACCTTGATACGAGTCCAATGTGCACCTCCGCCGGTTGGCGTACCCTCCTCGTCGTACATGCCGCTATAGACAAGAGCATTAACATCGTGGTTGGCCATCTTCTCAGAATAGTGTCGTCCATAGAGAACGGCGTGCTGACGGCGCAATATGTGCCAATAGAGTTTGGGGTCGGTCTGCTCCAGCGCAAGGAGATCGGTAGAGAGAGTTTCTACTGCTGCCCACATCTTCTTCTCGGTAGCCATACCATTGGCACGAGCCTGTTCAATCATCTGTTTGTAATTCATTTTGTTTGAGTCTTTATATGTTTAACATGTAGGGCAGATGCCCCGAAAATGTGGGATAAGTAATGTTTTTTGCGCAGAGATGTGCAACGTTGGAAAGAAAGTTTGCGCTTGGGGCTTGCTTTCTGCCTTTACCTTAGTGGTCGAGGCGGTCGGTGGTGTGTCTTTCTTTTTCATAGAGTTTCGTAAATTTTCGTTGAAGAATAAGCAGCAACAACACAAACCAGTTTGACAGATATGCCACCACAATAGCCGACAGCGCCGATGCGTAGACATCGTGGCCGAGGTAGAGCAACGCCGACATTGTAACCCAAAAGGTGAAACACTGAGGGCATGATGCCACCTTGTCAACAACACGGGCAATGGCTTCGGCCAGTCCGAGGTGTTGGGCAAGCGTGGCAGCTATCATGGTGGCTATAGCTATCAGAACTATCATGGCTTTATGTAGTTGCAAGGGTGAGCGTTACGGGGCAGTCGGACACGAAAGTCTTGGAACAGTTGCAGCAAGATATGCGTGCTATGCCGTTCTGTACGGTACCTACTGTTATTGTTGCCGAGTTGATGGCTGTGGCGCTGAACACAGGTATGGTGAAGTCTTGCGACACCACTTGTGAGCGTGTGCAGCACGAGCCGCAGTTGCATGGGATGTAGCTTATTACACCCTCAACGTGAATGACGATGATATACTGCGATGTGCCTACGTTGGCAATGCTCTTGACGGAGAACTTCGGAGCGAACACGGGTGTCTCATCTACGCAAGCCGGGGTACAAAGCTGCTGTGTGATATTGACATCATAATAGGGTGCAGCGGCGGTTGCACCAGCCGCAAGTGTGGCTATGATGATAGCCGGAATGGTACGTTTGTTCATAATCGTTTATGTTTTATTATAGCGACGATGCTTGCCGCCGCTTGGTTTGTTACTCTGTTTAATGTTTTACCTGATAGCCTTGCGTCTGCCCTACGGGTAGGTTCTTGTCAAGAAGATCGGCAAGCTCGGTGAGGTCTTCGTCTTCAAACGTCACCATACCCTCGAGCACAGACAGCGGTCCGTTACCTCGCATCTTCTCCACTATGTCATGTGCCATCTGCGGTATGCTCTCTTCGGGTATCTGACCGAAATATCGGGCAAGCATAGGTGCGACGAGCGAATTGATGATTGGCTGGATGAGTGGCTCGATGTCCTTCTGTAGGGCATAACTGCCACTGACAATGCCTAACGAACTGATGGTGGCTTGCAGAGACTGAAGCATGGGTAGGCGCATGAGGTTGCCTGCGGCTATCTGCGAAATGGCGGGTCGTGCCCATTCGGACACGACTGCCGCCAAGATTTGTGAGTTTTTGTATTCCATATATATAGCTGGATTACGTTATTCTCTTACTGATTGCATCCGCAACCGCAACCGGTCTGGCATACGTTGGTTGAAGGGATGAACAACTTGGTTACGCTCGACAACGATGCCACCTGCGACTTGAGCACGTCGATGCTGGCGTTAGCTGCCGCATTGTAAGCCATCTGCTGTGCGTTGACGGCTTGCTGCGCATCCTTGTTTGCATCCACTTTGTCTTCTACACGGCGCAACTTCGTATCGAGATACTGTGTCACTTCCACGAGCTTCTTGTCGGTGTAGTTTTCGCTCTTCTGAATGGCGAGTTCGGTTTTCAGAGTGCTGTTCTCTTGGATGAGGTTAGTCTCACTCTTAGTTACGAAACGCGCATCAGGGTCGGTAGGATTGGCTGTCATGCCGTTGTTTCTTCCGATGCCCAGAAGCGAGGCGCTGCCTCCCAATAGGCTCGTTGCCAAGCCTGCGATGCCGAGACCCAAGGCTGTATTGCCAAGTCCCTTGCTGGCAACATCATAGTTGCCGTCATTAGTTTTAATCTGCATAGTGTTTTGTGCTTGGTTGATTTCGTTCATTATTGAACTTGTTGCAAAGGTAGGGGAGAAAGTGGTGTGGGCGAAGTGTTTCTTATTAAGTGTTCTTGCCGTGGAATAACGTATAATTTCGGCTAATACTAAAATAAAAAAGCCTCACGCTGCTAACGTGAGGCTCGGTACAGTATAAGATATTCTAATGACTATCGGGGATGCGGTGTGAACTTCCCTTGCGAATCTTCGGCTACGGAAATGTATGGCACCACTTCGTCGCGGATGATGTCAAGAAATAATTGTGCGGCTCGCTTCTTGGGTACGTCCTGCATCCAGTGGGCGTTGCTCATCAACTGTTGTTCGAGTCCGACAACGGGACGCGCTACAAGGGTAGGGTGGTTGCGCAGGTAGAGCTTAGGCATGAAGGTGACGTACTTGGTTTCTTCCACCGAAGCAAGGGCTTCGTCGGGGTCGCTGATGATACACTTGATGTTGAGTTTGTATAGGTCGCGCTGAATGTTTTTTTGAAAGGTCTCAATCGCACGTTCGCCTACGTCGGGCATAATGATAGGGTGCTTCAGAATGTCTTCATACGACACCTTTGGAAGTGAGGCAAGCGGATGGGTATCGCGCATGATAGCATACACATTAAAGGGTATGCAGGGTGTAGTCTCTATTCCCTCGTGGCTGTAAGCCATATTCATAGTGAAAGCAAGGTCTAACATGTGCGCCCTTAGCGATTGGTTAAGAATATATGCTTTGGTGAACTCGGCATTGATACGCACGTTGGGGTATCTCTCCATAAATATCAATGCTGCCATACGGACATACGGAGCAATAAAAGAACCTACGCCTATGCGCAATTCGCCGGTCATGCAGTTGTTAAGGGCATTGATTTGCTCTTTGCAGTCCTCGGTCTGCTTCAGTATTTCTTTGGCACGAGGCAACAGGGCTTCGCCGCTTTCAGTGAGCATAATGCCGTGCGAAGTGCGGATAAGCAGTTTGCAACCCAACTCGTCCTCCAGGGCGCGAATGTGCTGGCTTACCGCCGACTGGGTGACGCAACAACGTGTGGTAGCCGTACTAAACGACTTTGTTTCGGCGACATAAACAAAGGAGCGTAAATGTCTTAATTCCATAAAACCTATATTTTTAGTTATTCTACGTTTACAACAATGTAATCAAAGAAGCTTTTCTAATTGCAAAATTAAAGATAATTATCTAATTTAGATTATATTTTGTATTAAAAACGCTAATTTTAGTATAAATTTATCAGAATACTAATATATATAATAAAAATCCCTGCATCCATACCTTTTGTAGATAAAGGATAGATGCAGGGATTTGTCGTATGACGAAAAAATCTTTCTCGTATGAGCGATTATTTCTTGCTCTTCTTTGCCGTCGTTCCTTCTTCACTTGTGCTGAAGAAAGAAGAGTCGGCATCGTCGAACACTTCCTTAGCGATATTGCTTTCGCTCTGTGCGTCAATATCGCTTACCCTTTTTTTGACGCGAGAAGCGAGTCCCAACCGCCGGTCTCAGGCTCTGTAATCTCGTAACGTCCGTATGTACAGGGTTGCAGAGAGCCGGACAGTTCCACCTGACGGTCGTCGTCGGCCTTCTTGCCCGTGTCGCCCTTAATGCCACCCGAAGCATACTCAAACTTGTGCTGAGGGTCGTACACGATAATACTCTTCTCGCCATCCTGGATAATATAACCAAGGTCAAGGTTGTTCAGGGCGCGAGCCAATTCTGCAGACTCTGCGTTTACGCTCTCAAGCACGTAATCAAGCTGCTGCTTGAAACCTTTTCTGCGACCAAGGCTCTCGAAAGTGTGTCCCTGACTACTTTCTTTGCATTCAAATTTGTAGAGACCCTTGCCAGTGTTGAACGACTCGGCGGTCAGAGCAGGATAAACGTTCTTTTCTGCTTTCAAAGGAGCCTTGAGGTCGCCTTTGTTGAAAGCATACACATTGAAGCCAAGGCCGCCAAAGTTCTCTAAGCATTCATTAGCGGCGAGAATATCCTTAATCTCAGGACATGTTGCTGTTACTGCCATATTCTTATGAGTTTTTGTGTTGTTGAATGTATTGTTTAAAAGAAGGGCGGCGGGTAAGCATGTTCCGTCAGGTCAGCCACGACCGTCGCCCGTGAAAATATAGAGTGAAAGAAACTCCGTTAGGTATTAACCGTTCTTCTTGAAGAAAGCTGTCAAGCCCATGTTCATGCCGGTGGCGGTGAGCTGAATCTTCTTCTCGGTCTTGCCGTTGCTCCAACCTGCAAACTTATAGGTAGTACCATCGACTGCCTCAAGAGAGAGAATCTGATTAGGCGCAGTTTCAAGCGGCTTGGTGTAACCTGTGCCATTTACCTTTACTGTACCGTCTGGTTTCTGACCGTCAGTACCAGCAAGGGTAATCACGAGCATAGTGTTATCGTAGTCGCCGGCAACATACTCAGGAGCAACGAGCGGACCGTCGCTGACGCATAGGGCGCTACGCAAGAAAGATCTCGTACCGCATCCCTGTATGCTCTGAATCTGGAAAGACAGGTCTCTGTGGTCTCGGTCAGAACCGAGGCGAACACTTACGTACTGCTGGTTGCTCAAGGTGTCAACGCCATAAACAAAGTTCTTGTCGATGGTAGCGTACATACGGTCGCCCTCGCCGAAGCCTGAGATAGGACAGATAGTAACCTTTGAGAGTCCAGGCAACTTGAAGTTGTCGCCCTGATTGTAGTCTACCCGGAAGTTGCCATGGAACTTGTTGGCATAACCGGCAGCGATGTTCATAGCTGTGGTCTCGTTCATGTAGACACGTGTAGGAACCTTGCGCAGACGCTCATCCCACTTCATGTGCCAAGCCAAGAAGTTGTCGTAAGGCGCAGAGTCGTCGTTGTTAGCTGGAGCGGAGATAGCCTCACAAGGAACGAGGTTGCCGTTAGCCTCTGAAATAAGGCCATCCTCGATGTCGTGCTTGATGCAGGTGTGGAAACCGTCGTAGAGCGCCATTGCCTGATCATGGGCAGGAACACTATCGTCACCATTGTCGAGCGAAATGTCGCCAAACCACAAGTTAGCTGCGAGGTTGTCGGCATAGTCCTTGAGGATTGCCTCTACAGCCTGTGAAGAGAGAGGGAACTGACCCTGAGCGTCGGTGCCGAATACTGTCTCACAGAAGTCGTCGATGTTGCCAGGAAACTTATCCCAAGAGAGCTTGGCAACAAGGGGGCGCTCTTTCAGGAAACCAGCCTCGCTGTCGATCTTGCGGTGAACGTCCTTACGACGTGTGGTGCCACCCTTACGGATGAACAAATGGAAAGTGCGCTGGAACTTAACACCAGTAACGATTTCGATACCAAGGCGATCCATCTCTTCTGCATCCGAATAGCCCGGACCCATTACAATTTCCTTAGAAACCTCCTCGGCTACGTGCTGAAGCGCGTCAAGGCCGATAAAATCTTTAGGTAAATTTGCCATAATTGTTGTGTTTTTGTGTCTTTGTTAATGTTTTTGTTGTTTGTGTTGGTTGAGAGTTTTTATTTCTCTTCCTCGCCATGCAGGAAGCGCTGGAAAGCAGCCTTTCGCTCAACGTTGGTCTTGTACTTGCTGCCATCAAAGGTACGCAGCTGCGGAGTTTTCACACCCTCGCCATTGTTCTCAGGAGCCTCGCCGCTGTTTAGCTCTTCGCCAGCCTCATTGGTGAGCGCGGCAATCTGAGCCTGCTTGTCGGCAATGGTCTGCTCGGCTGTAGCAAGCGCGTCCTTAGCGGTCTGAAGGTTTGCCTCGGCATCAGTCTTGTCGGCTGTGAGCTGGGCAATCTCTTTGTCCTTTGCCTTGGCGAGAGCTTTCAGCTCGTCGTCCTTTTTGGCAAGAGCATCGGTGTGCTGCGCGTTAAGGTCGCTTAGTTCTGTACTGTGAGCCTCGTTAGCCTGGGCGAGTGCGGTCTCCGCGACTTCCTTTGCTTCGTTGGCTGCGTTTACTTGAGCGGAGATTTCATCAAACTTGCCCTGCAATTCTGCGAGAGCGTTCTCCGCTGTGGTGACTTTCTGCTCTGCGTTAGTCACCTTCTGCTCAGCTTCTTTCATGTGGGCTTCGAGAGAGTCAAGAAGCGAGGCGTTCATATACGCGCCCTCTTCCGTAACGGCAATCTCGCCAGCCTGCAATCCGCAAGCGTTGCAAATAAGAGGATATTTCTCCATATTGATATTAGTATTTGTATTGGTTGCTTCCGGTTCCTCTGACTCCGGCTCAATCTCCGGCTCGTTCTGTGGCTCAACTGCCTGCTCACGGTTGATGAGTTCGGCTCTGCCATCATAAAGTTCAAAGGCGTGTTGCACTACTCCCATAAATGACGACTGACCGTCCATCAAAATGCCCTTCACGTCCTCTGCATTGAACACTTTGCCTTTCAGGTGTTCGTCCTTTGCGTTAGGGCAAGCTTTTTTGACATCGGCGCGAAACTCAACGCCAAGATCGGCAAGTTCTTTGATAAGCTCCTTGTCATCATCCTTATTGGCAATGTCGCGATAAGCCTTGTTCTTGTCAAATGACTCGGGGTCATAAAGCTCATGGTAGGTCTCGTCGGTGTACTCGTCTTTCGCTCCATCGGGCAAAGTGTAGAACGCTGCCATTACGCCGATACAACCGACCTGATCTTTGGGGTTCATGTAATAGCGCTCATCGCAAAGAGAAGCGAGATACATTCCTGCCGAGGCACACAAACCATCAACCAAAGCAATCACCTTCTGACCTTTTGAGTGAGCATAGTCAATGGCAAGAGCATAGTCGTTTTTTGCCCATGCCGAACCGCCGGGAGTATTGATGACGAAAACGTGACCACGACAAAGAGGATGGTCGGCAGCTCGCATCATCATGTCGCGGTGGTCGATAGAGCCATACGAGCAATAGCCGCCGTTGCGAGTGATAGGACCGTCAACGGAAAGTACCGAAACGAAGGGGAAGTTCTGTGCGTGCTCGTCGTCATCAGGAAGGTCCAAAGTCCAGTTGCCTCTCACCTGCTTGCCATCCTCCGAAATCTGATATTCCTCTGGATAGTAGGTGTTGCCCTCGGCATCCTCTGCGGTGACATATCCACAGCTCTTCTCCGGCTTGCTGAAAGCCGCATGAGTGTTTAGGTTGTGCTCAAGCGACTTGCGAATACCATGCACGAAGTCGGGACTAACCATCCACTTCTTTCCGGTGAGTATTTCAAATAAGCCTTTCATTAGTAAAAATGTGTTTTGTGTTGTTATCCTGAAAAATCAATCTTGTTACCGACTGACCATGTTGCGGAGGAAGGGCTCGAACCTTCGACCTCTTGGGTATGAACCAAGTGAGCTACCAACTGCTACCACTCCGCTGTGTTATCCGTATGCAAAATTAAAGGCTGCTTCGGTAATATTTAGGACAAAAAAACGCCGCTATCCTCGCGGACAACGACGTAATATATAATCTAAGGCATTGAAAAATGGTCTAAAATACTATGCGTCTCGAAGTGTGATAGGTATCGGCTCCGACAGGGCTTGTGTGGTGGCAGTGACGGTTCGCGCCAACTCAGTCTGACTATGGTCTGTGGTGCTACTTATGTCGAATGTATGGGGCAAGGTGTAGCACAACTGCAACGAACCGTCCATCTTGCGCAATACCACGTAATACTCCTTATCACGCATATTTCGGTACGCTTCAGCCACATTTTCGCCTCCATTTGCCACATTTGCACTAATATTATATGTATATATAGTGCCATTGCCCTGTTTGGCGGACGTCATCTTCACTTTAAGATTCTCTACAATAACGTAGTTTTCGCCACTCGTAGCCAAGCGTAAAGTTGGCTCGGCAGGGAAACTACAATTATTAATATATAACACTTGTGCCATACTGAAGGGTATCGGTATAACACACTCTTCCCTTGGGTAAAACATTACATCGGTAATGCCATCAAGGAACAATTCTTTGCATTTATTTGACAATTCCATTTACTTTTTAAAAAGGGTTGTTTTTTTAACTTAATTTATAAAATCATTTAACGGTTGTTCACATAGAAACGTTATTCCCATTCTATTCTCTCGAACGAGACTGTGCGCTCACTCTCGTCTATGAACTGCATATCAGCACAAGAATAAGCCTTGAAATTCTTGTGCTCCGTAGCAAACCAACGATCAATGACGCGCCTCATATTGTTTTTCTCTTGCTCGGTAGGGTCAATACCGTAACGCATTAGGAAGCGTTCAAGCATAGCTACGTGCTTACGACAGATAATACGATTGTTGGAGATGCAATAGTCAAAAGTAGACATGGCCCACTCTATAAGGCTGCGCTTAAATTCATTGTTAAGCGCAGCTTTGAGTTGCCACACACCTTCCTTAGTGAGATTCCACGTCGATGTAACTTGCTTTACGACATCAACAACCTCTACTTCGTAGGGCAAACGAATACAGATATAGTCCATATCTTCACTTTTATTGTAATCACGATAGCCAAAAATACGTTGCACTTCGTCAAAAGAAAGATAGTTTTGATTATCACGAAGCAATATTGAAGTTCCACCATTGGGATGCCGCCCCGCCATCATGTTACGCCATTGCTGGTGCGAAAAACATTGAGGATCAAGCGAACGAGATTGTTCCGTTGTGTTCGTAATATAATGACGGAGGATAAAATGCTCATGCGTATAGACACTAAACACCAACGGCTCATCCTTGGCAAGCACATGCTTGGGGTCGCGATTACGGAAGAACTGGCAACGACTGGTAGGTAGGCGAAGGTAAATGTTAGACATAACGGTTATTATTTTAGTTTTGGCCGTTTATATTGGCTCATAATTAAATCAGTGGTATTGAAGCTGTAGCGCAATGCAACATCGGTCATGTTGTTAGACTGCATCTTGCCGGTCACTTTTTCTATCTTCTCAATGTCGTTACGACTAAGACGGAGGCAGAGCTGTGCAAAGTCAATATAGCAGCCTCCAGACTCGGTATGAGCGATAACGCTCATGTCGAACTTGTCGTTACGACCAAAGAACTGGTTAAGACCTTCTACAAGGTCGGCTTCAGTGTAAACTTGCGCAACCGGATGCAGTTTGCGATACTTGTCGGTATAGGTCTTCAGCCGCTTCTCAAGATAATCATTGATAGAGTCAGAGTAGTCGAAGTAGAGCTGCGCTTCGGGCGAATCGGCATCACCACGTCGGGCAGACTTAAAGAATCCGCGTAGTTGAGTAAGCACCTTCAGTACAGCATCAAACTGATTGAACTCTATACCATCGTTGAATATTTCGCGCATATCGGCTTTAACATCGGTAACAACACTCTCAAGCATATCGGCGAGGAACGTTACCTTATCAAGATTGGCTGCCATGCGGTCAACACGCTCACGCATACCGTCCTTGTTGTAGTCAACATAATACTTCAGCAAAGTACCGAACGAAAGAAAATCATAGCTAACCTCTGAATGTAGGTTTGTCTGCACGATGGAAGCATACATGATGTCTGCCAATTTGCGATCATGCTGCTGAATGGTGCGCACAAGGGTCACCATTTCGCTCGAACCTGGACGCAAACGTTCAACCGACTTTACGAGTCGGTTGCGCTTCTCTACAGCGTCATTATAGTCGGGATTGTGAAAGAGCACATCGAGGGTCTCGGCATACTTGCTTGTGGGCACATCCTTGAAATGGAAAGAGTAAATAGTGGGCTGGTTGCTAACAAGTTCTTCTCTCGCTTTGATAGGATTTGATTTAGCCATAATTTATGCTATTTATCATAAGGTTGATTATCAAACAAAAACTAACGCATATCTCCTTCGCCGGAAATTACATTTCGCTGCTTGCGAGAGGCAAGTTTTGCGAGATTTTCTTCTGCCACTTCTTCGAGCGTTACACCCATAACTTTGGCGAGTCCGGCAGTCTGCCAGAGAATATCACCGATTTCAGAAAGCATAAGCTGACGTTCCTCGTCACTGACGTTCCACACCTGCGTATGCAGAATTTTGCCTTCCTCGTCGCGTTGTGTTGTGGTTATATGCAGCTTGCCCTTACGCATGTGCTTGCCGGCTTTGCTTGCAAACTCGCCAACCTCACCTACGAGATTGGCAAGCATATAGAAGAGATTGTCACTCTCAGGCAGACAAGTACTCATTGCCTTGTCCTGATATTCGTTTAAAGTTAAATTTGCCATGATATATATGTTTATATTGATGATTAAATGTCAAACTTCTCACAATACTGGCGCATACGCACAATGATGATGTAGCGTATTTTCTCGCCAAGAATTTTTGCATTAGGATGCGGTGTGCCGGTCTTGCCATGATAACGAAGGTCAAGAATATGCTTCCAGTCGGCAATCGTGTATGTATATGCCACAACAGTATAGGTATCAAGAGGCAGAACGCCTCGTGCATCCTCCGGCTTCAATCCAGACTTCAGAAGTCGGTTGTAGCCCCACTCGCATACTCGGCATACAAAACGATACACCATACGCTGCCAACGAGTGCCATAAAAATACCAATGCGGACGTGCTATCTGTACGCCACCCTTCTTCTCCAGATTGCAATAGCGTGTGCTCTGCTCGGCTATGCTGTTGGGCGATGTGCGGTTGAGCTCGCGCGATGTGCTTATCTGTGTAGTCACTACCAGCGTCATTCGGATAATGGAGAATGCTTCCTCACACTCGTACTTCTGAGCCTTCTCAATAAACTTTTCTTCGCTGATACCATACGGACTAAGCGCGTCCATCAGGTTTTTGTTCTCAAGCATGAACTGCATATTAGTGCTGATCCATACCTTATGGTTCTTTGTGGCATAGTCGATGTAGGGAGAAGCGTTCAGATACGCCCAAATGTAGTTAGGAAGACCCTTTTCGTTGGGCATGAAAAAGTATATTGTGCCGTGGCGATACATCGAGCGGTGTCCGCTTTCCCAGAACCCCTTGCAGCGTTCTTCGTCACGCTTCTGAATGAACGCTTCCACTTTCTCTTCGGTTATTCCTTCTTCGGGCTGCTTGCCCTTAGCCTTGTAGCATATTCTGCCCACTCTTGCTATATGTCGTGGAAGAGATGTCTGGCGCCACCATTCCACTTGTGGTTCGATGAATTTCATTATGGATAAATTTTAGTTTATTATTTTTGAAGCTTACACAATACTCGTCGCTGCACCTTGTCGAACAGACTTGGGAGAGAGCCGTTGTTGAAGATTACTGCATCGTAGAATGACAAGGGCAGAAGATTGCGCTGTCTGTCGCGATCCATACGTTCCTGCGACACCCCTCTGCGCAGTCGGGTTGCTTCCCATGCCGACACGCAAACCTTGAACAGCTCGCTGCTGGGGAATTTCTCACACAAGGCTCTCAGACCGTCCTCGTCAATAACGTAAACAGCCTTGTCTGTCACCTGGTCGATGGTGGTCCAATACTCATAGCCACCATACTGGGTGTATGCTAACATCTTGTCGTGCTGCACGTCGCATTTTTCCACAAAATGATGTTCCACACCATCAATCTCGCCTTCACGCTTCGGACGTGTGGTATAAGAACACAACACTTTATATCCACCCAAGTCGGACAGCATCCGAGCCACAGTGTCCTTTCCAGCACCACTCGGACCAGTAATTGTTATCAGTTTCATATATTGTTTTTTTGTTTGAATTTTAACATTTGAGCAATCAATATAGAATCATAAGACCACCGTAAAACACACGTAAGCCTCATTTTTTGCGAAAACGTGGGCGTTTTTGCCGTTTTTGAGTTTTCGGTTTAACACTTGTAAAGTGTTTAAGGCGTTTCCCTTTATTTTTACTCCTTCAGCTCACTCCAAACTCGCCTACAAATCTGACGATATGTTTCCTCTCCCAATGCCACCTTACAAGCATGAATGAGATAGTTGTACGTCACGGTCTGACTGCTTCCCAACTGCTGCCATTTCAGGTTTGTCTGCGCTTCATTATATTTGGAGCTGCATCTTGATAGTTGGTGGAATAAGTCAAAACCATACGGATGTGATCGCAATGCCCATCCCGCTTTCACCCAGTCGTCATAACTCTCGGTAATATTCCGATGGTTGCCCACAAGTTCCTGCACAATAAGCTCGACCAATCTGTCTTGCACACGCTGCTGTTCCCAGAAGTTAGAGTTGCCTTCGGCTTTATACTCTACATTCGCATTGTGCGAGCGATACGCTTGGCGTGAAGCCAAAGAGACAAGCTGAGCTTGCTCACCTTCCAGTCCCTTATACGGCACCACATTTTTATTTATATATATGTGCTCAGAATCATCCCATGAAGCGAAACGCACACGTCCGATATTGCTGCAAGCCTTGTCAAGCGTAATGCCGATAGCTGCATAATCTTTGAGTAGAGCTTTGAACTGGTCTTTGTGCCGTTCAGGATAAGCCAGTTTTACTAAACCGAAATATCCGCTGCCGGAGCACGACCGCATCAGCAAGGCTATTTCAGGACGATAACCGCAAGCGAAGCGCACATTTTCAAAATTGCTCAGATGGGCGTTGTCCGCAAGGTCTATGTCGATGGCGAGCCAACCAGTGTGTTGCTTCAGATGAGTTTCTCGACGCGAGACTGGAGCTATAAACTTCGACCCATCCTTACGCATGCACTCATCGTCGTAGATGCTGAACAAGCCACTCAATGTAGCTCCTGGCAAATGCTTCTTAGTGTCGATGTACTCCTGCATTTTCTTCGCCTTACTGCCATACTCTTTGCGCATAGCGCGGAGGTGCTGCACATAGGGTTTCCAACGATCCGTAAGGCAGAACTCGCGGATAGTCATTTGCTGAATGCACTCACCAGTTTCACGGTCTACATACCGACCTACATTGTCGAGCGCATCAGAATATATAGAGCATATCTCGTCAAACATATTTTATAAGTAGAAATAACTGGGTTATCATATCGGTTGCAAATTTAATAATTAAAATTGATATAAACAATATTTTAGCTACGTTTTTCCTACGTTAGTTATGTTTGGACTTTAATTCTTCAAAAGTCCAGTTTTTTGTTTTCAAGTCCATTTTTTCAAAAAATGTCAAAAAACGAAAAGTTCGTAATTTTAAAAAACGCTTCTGCTGTCCACCCAAAATCCACTTCGTGACCGCCCAATGAATTTTTCAAAAAGCGATTTAACTTTCTGATTTTCCACTACTTATCAATTAAAAGTTTAAAAATGGGGTAATTTTTTATATATCTATACGAGCGCAAAGAACAAAAAAAAATATAAAGAATAGTAGAAATAAGGCATTTTATAGCGTTTTTTCGGCATCGCCTTGCCTTTCCCTATATCCTACAACTTATTAAATGTCAATTATTTACGCCATAGGCGTTAATGCTACTAACTATATTGTTAGGGTTGGGGAGTTTTGAAAATGGGGAAAGAAAGAAAATTGGCGAAATTTATATATAGTAGTAGTGTTTTTTAGTAGATTTATGGACTTTTGATGATTAGATTATATGTAATATCCATGATTATTAAGGAATTACAAGAGTTTGAAGACTTTGACTCTTGGGGCGGAAGTTTATTCTTGAATAAGCGAGAAAAACGGAAGAAATGCGAGTGAAACGCAAAAGAAAAAGGTCGCCTCGCCTAACGGCGTGACGACCTAATAAATGCTTTGTTGATTACGAAAAATAGCGCAAGAGAAATGCTTTACTACTTGCGAATTACTGCAAAGGCAGCTTACGGAAGGCTATTTGTTCTTCATAAACTGATTGGCCTTTGTCATGCTGTCATAGAGTTTGCCACGGCCGTACATATCAATCTTTGCCTCAATAGGTCGCTCCAGGCGTTGCAGGAGCGTGTTTACGGCTTGCAGAAGGGCGACGTTGGTGTTTGCTTGGTAAGACTCCATTTCATCAGTTACGGAAGTTCCTGCGGCGATTGTGGGGCTTGTCTCGGCTATATTGCCAGTGTCGTAGGCGCGGCGACCGGAATAGTTGCGGTCGTAATTGACGAGAGCCTTCAGCAGTTGCGGATTATTCATCATCATTGCTTGCGTAGTCTCACGTCCGATTACCAACTCGGGACCGTTCTCGGCTACCAACGACGGACGGCCGTTAATGGTGGTAGCGGTAGGCTGAGTGAGGAGCGACACACCGTTGTGTGGTTTGTCGTCCTCGGTTGCCCAATAGAGACTACCATCGTTGCCGACAAACGGACGAAGGTCTTGCACGTTGCCGGAATCGTAGGTAAGCATACCAGATACGACCTTAGTATTAGGACCCTTGGTTGAGTTCTTCTTCTTTCCTCCACCAAGAGCTGAACTTAAAGCCCACTGAAGAAGTCCCATAAGAGTTGACATGACTACGGCAGCGGCAATAGGACCAGCGATCGGACCTAAGAACTCAAAGCACTTTGCCATTGCTCCAGCGATAGAGAATGTCACCTCGCTTTCAGTACGCGCTGCATCCGATTGTACAACAGCATCATTGTTTTTTTGTTTCGCAACGAGAGTAGCGTTAAGAACTCCATCTGTTGCACTAAGCATAGTCTGCTGTGCAGCCTCTGTGCCTTTACTCTGCTCTTTATTTCCTTGCTCCGTTGCGACGGTCATATTCTTCACGCCCTTGTCGGTAGTCTTCTCGCGCTCCTTTGTGCCCTGCTTAACCTCTTTGGAAAGAGCTTTTTGGTGCTTCTTCTCTTCTCGAAGCTGTTTTTTGCGCTGCTTTTCCTCTTTCTTTTTCTTCTTACTGTCACCGAGATCTGCATTAAGAGCAGCATTTACTCCGCCCATTACAATTCCTGCACCTGCTTCAGCAAAGGAAGATTGTCCCGTAATAGCATCAGCAAAAGAATCTCCTGCCTGTTCTGCTACGCCCTTTAACGCTGGAGAACCTTGTTTTTGATTTGAAGGCGATTTGCGAACTTTGCCTTGAGATTCCTGAGCATCTGCGGGCAAGGCTTTTTGTGTGCGATGAGCAGGATCGAAATACGACGTGGAATTTGCAGAAGAATCCGATTCCTCTGTTTGTTCCGCCGGACTACCAACATTGCTATCTGTTCTATCCGAGACCTTGCTTTGTAAATCCTTAGCAACTTCTAAAAGACCTCGAACATTTTCTTGTATATCGCCTAAACCAACAACACCCTCCCGACGTTCTTCATTTTGAAGGTTATTGTTATTATGCGCACGCTTTAGTGCTGCGTTTGCCTGCGGTTCGTATTTTTTTGTATCAACCGAAGGTACAGGACTTTCTTTCTTTGAATTGCCTGCAATCTCAGGGTATAGATCGGGATGAAAATCAGATGGGAAATTACCCCTTCTCTTCTCTTCTACGCGCGAAAGAGAATCGTGCTGCAAATCCGACTTTTCCTGAGAATTAGAACGAGAGTCAACAACATTATCATCTTTTATTGTTACGGGGAGTTCTGCGCTAACTTTGTCTTTCGACGGATAAGAAGGCAGAGTGTCGGGGGCGACACTCTTAAAAAGCCCTCCTGCCCCATGCCTTTCGGTATTGTTTGGTACCAAAATAGGAGAAGCCGGTGCAGGCAAATCCTTGTGAGCAACCGTGGGAAGCGCATCAGGTCCACCAGGTTCCGAGTGCACAACGACATCTGTCTTTTTGTCCGACATAGAATCCGATGGCATTGTTTCATTATCCACTATTACATGAGCAGGATTACCCGCCGTGCCAATATCCGACGTATTCATCGTTACCGCATTAGCGTCGGCATTAGCACGCGCCGCCTCAATGTCGGGCTGTGCGTTTTTCTTTCCTCGCTTGGCTGCTGCGTCATTAATGGCTTTCCACATCTGCGTGTTGACATCGTTGAGAGCCATCTTTCCCCATGATTCTAGCATGGATTTAAGGGCAGACCTAATAGCGTCGTTTGCACTCTCGGCATCGTAGCGCATCTCGGCAAGAGCCTGTCCTACGGCAGCACCGAAATCCTCGATGGGCTGTACGAGTTCCTTCATCTGTGAGAGACGCGACTTCATGGCTGTTGCCATCTGATTGGCATAAGCAAGTTCCGCCTCCTGACGAGCACGTTCGGCTTCGTCGATAAGCTGCTTGTTCTTCGTGTTACGTTCCACAAAGGCGTAATAATCTTCAGCTGCTTGCATACGAGCCTTCATCAATTCAATCTCAGGGTCGGCTGTAAGATTGGCGAGACCGAGATTAGAAAGAAGGTTTGTGCGTTTGCCGAAAAGATTGCTCTCATTCTGTATTTTGCGCAATTTGTCCTGCTGGGCAAGATTGCGCTTATTGGAAGACCACCAGAAATCTAAGATTTTCTTTGTCGAGTCGTACTTTTTCTTTTCGGCTTCCGCGTAATTATCCGAATACTGGATAAGATTCAAGTAAAAAGCCTTCCAGCTTTCCTCGCTTTCGCCCAATGACGCTTTTATTCGAGCAGCCATACCGTCAGGATCATCGCCAAAGAGCATCTTCATCAGCATTCCCTTACCATCCGTTGTTGATACATCAATGGTATATAGCTGGGCGAGTTCCTTGCGAGCTGTCTCGTACATATCCTTAATAGCTTTTCTGCGCTTATCAAAAGCAGACGTATCAAGAATCTCCTTTCCATCAACCATTTTTTTGGTGACAGTAGTCTCTTCCTTCGTAGGGGCTGCAAAACCCATTTCGTTAAAGCTGTCATACGAGTTCTGCTGAACAATGCCCGTATAGTCATGCTCCATAGCAATCTTACGGCGAGCCTCCATCTGCTTGAGGTTCATTTTCAGAATTTTCTGCTCGCTACGAGTGGCTTTTGCAAAAATCTCTGCCGTGATGGAGTTCATAGACAAACCGAGATTTTTACCAAACTGCTCCATGAGTTTGCGTAGATTGCCGATATTGTTGTTCAATATACCGTCAAGCAAATTTTCCGAAAGATTTACACCCGTCTCATCTGCTTGCTCCACCATATCAGCAGTCATCATCTTCTTCGCATCCTCCCACTTATTCGGTTTACCTGCAACAGCAAGACGCACCTGCGAACGAGCAATTTCTTTTTTTTGCCTCAAAAGAAGAACTAACTGTTCCTGCTCGGTCTTATCCATATTAAGAGACATGGCTTGAGCCAACTTAGCGTTAATCTGACGGTCGTAGTAGTTGTCCACGTCATCCATGATAGCCTTCGCCTGATCCTGCTTCTGCTTCAACTCCTCACGCCAAGCACGCTCACGGTCGCGCTTGTCTCGTTTTTCCTGTGCAATAGCGTCCTTATCGGGAGCGTTGTTTTCGAGAGTACCGGGTGTCTCGGGAGGAGTTGGTTGGTAGTCATCGTCCACCCAGTTGATGAAAGCCTTGTTAATCTGCTTTAATTTCTTTGCTTTCCTTTTGTAAGCATTGACAAACCAGAGGTTGTCGCGATACATTTCGGCGAGTTCAGTCTGCGTTTGAAAGTCAGTAGCGGGGGCAGCTTTATGGTCTTTATCATAGGTATCACGGTAGATGTAACCCTCCTTGCCTATCTTCCAGTTAAGCCCATCAACCAATCCTGTCTTTTCCCTCGGTAACATTTTCGCCAGTTTCAGAGTAATGTCTTTGGCACTCATTCCTGCTTTCACCCACCGGTATATATCCTTAAACTTCACACCGAGTTTGTCTAATCCCAACTTCGTTATATTCTCCATAACTGCATTGGAAGCCGTGTTTACGTCATTGTCCAGCTTAGGCAAGGCCTTTTGCTTTGCTTGCTCACGCATACGATAATAGGTAGCTCTTTCGGCCTCCTGCGCCAAATCGGCATAATGGTCGCGTAAATCCTTGACGTTTTTTATCTCAATGCCGAGATTATTGATGTACGAGCGGAAATCACTGTTAAATCTTGAGATAAGACCTTGACGGTCCTTTTGTGAAAGGTTTGCCTCGCTCAACATTCGCTTATAGTTCTTGAGCTTATCCTTCAAGTTTTCCGTTTCTATCGCTGCCTGACCGAGGGTGGATTTCCATGCGTTTGCCTGTCTCTCAGCTTCCTTCGCTGCTTCAGCCGCCTCCTTTGCACGTTGTGTATATCCATATATAGCTCCTGCCACGCCGACAATGACACTCGCGAGAGCTATCCAGGGGTTTAGCTTCATAGTCTTGTTCAACGTGCTTTGCGCTGCATTAGCCGTGAAGAGAGCTCTTGCATATTGAAACATACTCTTTACCGCTACGCCCAGTGCTGTCAAGTATTGCCACAGAAGGGTCAAACCAGAATAAAGACCCTGTGAAGCTATATAGCCAATGATTACCGGCAAAAGGGACGCTACGGCTTTCAATGCTATAAGAACCATCTGAAGAGAAACAAGCAATGTGCCTTTCAGTAACGGACTGCTTGTCATCGTTGCCGACATCTCATACCACCATTCCGCCATACCCTTTACAGCGTCTACACCGTCAGGATTGACAAACGCCTTTTCCCAAAGGTTGTTAGCTCTTTCGAGAATACCGATGGCACTCTGCTGCTGCATCGAGTATTCTTTACCTACGGCTGTGGCTTCACGGAATGCCTCTTCCGACTCGTAGAGATGATCCTTGAGCATATCCACGTTCTTCGACATCGTAACCATAGCGGTAACGAGTCGCTGACCGTCAGAGCCGAGGTCCTTAAAAATTCCGCCCAAGGCATTCATATTACCCTTGTCGCGCATCTTCTCAAGTACAAGCACGATAGCATCCATAGCGTGACCCGACGCATAGAGGTTCTTAATGGTCTCGTCGGGTATGCCGAGTTCCTTTGCAATAAGGTTGTGGTTTTTCTGCAAAGCTACGATAAACTTACCCATAGCCGTAGAAGCCACCTCCGGCATAAGCATCATCGAAGAACTTGCCGAACCGAGGGCGAGCAACTGGTCGGTTGTGATACCCGCGGTACGAGCAACACCCGTCAGTCGCTTAGAAAATTCCACAATGTCGTTGGAAGTAGATGTGCTCGTAGAAGACAACTTAAACATGGCAGAGCCTGTAGCCTCCATAGCCTTCTCGATACCCATTTTCGGAATAAGTCCCATAACTTCCACCATCTTAGAGAGTGCCGGAAGAGCTTCCTCGCCCATCTCCTCACCAATGGCTACATTGATTTGATCCGCGGCTCTTACGAACTGGGCCATACCTTCAACACCATACTTGCCCATACCGAGCTTCGCACCCTGGTACGCGAGCTGTGCCAGTCCATCAACGGATGTTCTGGTGTCTATTTTGGCCAACTCAGTAGAGAGTTTTTTTACTTCCTCCATAGTCAGACCGCTGACCTTACGGATGTCGGTCAACGAACCTGAATACTCCAAATTCTTCTTAATGGCACCCGTCACAAGTTCTTTCGCCTTGTTGAACGCTGCAAACAATCCAACGTATGCCGTGAGGTTCTTCAGTGCTGTATGCCATGCCCCACTCAGCTTGTTGGCTGCACCCGTCACCTCGTCGATGTTCTTCTTCAGCTCCTTCATCGACTTCTGCTTATCGGCAAACTCCTTGCTCTTGGTGTTGATTTGGTTTAGTTCCTCTTCGAGTTGCTTGTAAGCACGGCGCAGTTCGTCGAGGGAAGCCTTACCCTGCTTGCTACGAGTGAGAATGTCGTTGAGGGCACTCTGCGACATACGTGTACCCTTGAGAGTCTGTTCGAGCATGGAGTATTGGCGACGAAGGTCGGCTACATACTTGCTGCCAGCAGGAAGCTGCTGTATCTTCTGCTGTATCACTTCCATTGTACGCTTTATATCTTCGCCCGAAGCCTTGTTGGGTTCAGCCAATACCTGCTTCATCTGCTTCCAACTCATTGATGCTTTCTGAGTCTTGCCCGACACAGCCTCCAGTCGCTTCTCTATCTCCTGAAGTTCGCGGTTATAGTCTCCAATTTCATCGTAGTACTTAGTAGGCGTATTGTCGCGCTTCTCGGTAAGTGTAGCCTTGGCTCGACGCAAATCAGATGCCGAAGCATTACCATTGCTTACAGTCTGACGTGCCTCCAACACGCTCATCTTGCCCTTGCGTCTATCCTCCTCGGCTTCCAGCTGCTTCAATGTGGCGAGATTCTGCTGATACGACGCATCCGATTTTTCCAATGAGCCTACGAGGTCGCGTTGTTGCTTGATGGCCTTGTCGAGCCATTGGTCTGACTGGTTCTTTATATTCTTTAATCCATCGGGGATCTTGACATACTGACCTTCAAGCAAGCGGACCTGGTCGCCCACCTGCTTCATTTTCTTGCGTATTTCCTCGTTTTCCTTCAGCTCATCTTCTGACAGACTTTGCAACTGACGACGACCGTCGCCCAAAGCCTTGCGGAGGTTTTGGAGTGATGTTGATGTAAGATTCTGAAGGGCATGGTCCAGTCGCTCCGTGCCTTTTATAACATCCGTTTCAGCTGACTGCAAAGCCTTATACACTTCTTCCAGCCCGGCTTTGCGCTGCTTGAAATCGGGGGCTTTCTCGTCGAGATGGTCTATTTCCTCTCTCACTGACTTGGCTTTATCTCTCAGGGCTTCGAGCACCTGGATAGCAGCCTTGCCGTTCATCGTAAGGATTACTTCGGTCTTCAAATTTGCCATATCTGTTTTTGTGTTGTGTTAGTGTTTAGAATGTAGACTTGGCGTGTTCGCCAAAGCCTTCGAGAGCTTGTATAATATCTATAGCTCCTTGATAGCCATAGAAGTCGGCAAGATAGTTGCGGTATCGGTCACGCAGTCGGCGAATGGTTCGTAGGATGGCAGGACGGTGTGACTTACCCTGCCTACGATTCCATTTGCCACGAATGTAACGTTTGGCGTTTCTTGCCGGACGTTGACGATCTACCACGTCTGCTGTAATATGGGCGGCAGGGTCGGACGGGTGTCCTGTCAAGCCGACACCAAGGTCAACGTAGCGCAGATAGTCATTGTAGCGGATGCCTACCGTGAGCAACCCCGACGTATCATCTGCCTGATAGATATGTCCATCGAACGACTTTGCTCCCTCGCCCGTAGACCACCACATACCGTGCTCTCTACGGTATTGGTTTATCTCCTCGTAACCTCGATATACTTCTGTTGGATAAAAGCGTTGTGCCTGCATGTTTGCCTCAAGGTCCATGAGGGTCTGACTGAGATACAGCGGCGCGATACGCGACAATGGAGCGAAGGGCGATTGTACTGGAGAGATAAATCTTGCCATAACCTACCTCCTATTCTTGACTGTTGTCCTTGGGCAGAATATACTGCCCGTTCATGCCACATTGAAAAGAAAAAAGCGGCTTGAGACTCTTCCAGTCCACTCCTGCTATGAGCCACTGGTTAGCATAGATGTCGGGCATAACGCCAAACGATACAGATTCGGGGTCGATGCTGCGAAGTTCGGCAAGAAGTTGCGCATCGTCAGCAAAACTGCGTTTGGTGACGGGGCAAACGCCCGTACGCTTCACTTCAAAGAGCCATGAAACAAGTTGCTCACAATACTCCACAAGGTCGCTTGTGGCACGTTCGAGCTGTGTACCGCTATAACGACCGAGGGTCTGCGGAGCATCTTTTAGTTTCAAGAGAAACCACACCTGGTGAGATACTACTGCCTTGCGAGCGTCAACGAGTTCTCCCGTAGTAATTACACTCTGAAGCATACACGGTGAATGAACAATGTTGGCGTTCCGGGAGAAAATGTTCTCAAGGTCAATGTAGCGGATGCGGAAGAAGCTCTGGTCTTCGAGGCGTTCGCTTTCGGGGTTGTGAGATAGGGGCTTATAGATGGAAGCCCAATGCTCAAGGATATTGCTTATTGTCATAATGCTGCTTAGTTTTGTTTTGTCATTCTTTTGCTGCTTCCTCCGCTTCCTCCTTGTCCTTCATCAGTTCTTTCAGTTTCACGTTGAAGTGTCGCTCGGTCTTGTCTGCCACAATCTTTTGCAATACTCTTGCCCAAGCCGCTCCGTTGCAGGTGCTCTCGTTTTCGAGTATGCTGACGAACTGCACGAGGCAGTACATGGCGGTGAGCTGGTTGGCGAGGTGGGTGTTCATATAGCCAAGAATGTTACGGTCGAGATATGAGGCGAGGCAGATGCACATGATTAAGACCGAGAACGTCCACACCATCTTTGCCATCTTCTTGGAGCGCAGCTTGCCGTCCATCTTGCACTTCGGGTTGCGCTTTATCTCTTCGCGGTATCTTTGGTAGATGCGACGGTTGCACCGCCATGCCGTATAGCAGTCGATGATGAGGGCGAAGAAGCACACGGTGATAAAATTGACCGAGGGTTCGATGTGAACCCACAGCAAGCCGAGCACTGCGGCAATGGCTCGCGAAACGTAGAATGGATTGTTCATGTTTTGTGTTGTGTTTTTGTGTTGATGTCCTGAATTTTATACAACAAATTTACTGATTAGTTACTACACATAACGGACATTGTGGGGTGCGGGGAGATTAAGTATGTCCGTATGGAGGACGGGCAATATTGTAACTTTAAGGCAAGAAACAAAAAAACTAATGATGATATGTCAGGACTTACACAAAACACGCTCGCCCGCATTGACAAATGGTTGAGTTACGGCACAAGTATAGAAACGGCGTTCCCAAAGCTGGAGCAACGCTACCGTATGCAGATATGCTCGGAGTTTTACAAGCGATGGGTGCAAAACAAGGACATCGACCCTCGGACGGTGTGCCGCAATATCGCCCGACGTGACTATGAGATGTTCTTCAACCAGGCAGCGCAGAGCAATAAGGAGGCGCAGGAGTATGTGCTTGCGCTGAAGATTACTCTCGACGACGAGGGCAATATCTGCCCGCGTACCGTCACGGAGCTCAACAACGACGTGCTGGTATGCAACCACCTGATACGTTTCTTCCAGACCGACGAGAGTCCGCGACACAAGGCTATGTATCTGAGCAGTGCCGAATGGCTGATACGCACGGGTAAGCAGCAGAATAACGATCGTGCAGTAGACAAAGGTATGCAAGCCTTGGCTAATGTGTATGGCAACTTTCAGGAGGAGAAGGACGCTACGGACGAGATGCCGGACATGAGTCGTATTGCCATCACGCAGGACGTGAGCATCGTAAAACGCGACCGCGTGAACTACACCGAGGAAGAGAAGCTGCGCATGGCTCGCAAGTATGGTCTTACCACAAAAGACCTACAGGAAATCGAGGATGAAGAACTGCTCAGTAGCGGAAAGCCGGAGGAGCCAGATTACTTTGAATACATGGAAGAGAAAGAAGATTCGCATGATAAGGAAATGCACTGCGATACGATTTTGAGCAAAAATATAATACTGAAGGAAACAAAATATAAATGATAATTGGACTAATAGAGGAGACGATGAAAGGTCGTGTTGGACGCAGCCCGATCAGACTCCGTTCGCCGTCCGATTGGATTGCGTTCGCCGTCCGCTCGGATTGCGTTCGGGTAACGATGACTTTTCGTGAGTTCTTTAGCATGGCACGCTGCCTCCTATTTATCTAAATGCCGACTTTGATAGTAAAAATATAATAATACAAATTTATAAATAAATGAATATAAAAATTACGCTTGCCGAAGCCTTAAACCGTGCTTCGGCACGATTGCGAAAGAAAATGCTTCACTCGGTGGAGCTACTGCAAAAAGCAGAGAAGATAGCTCTGAACTATGATGCCGAGCAAGGTTATTTTGTGGCGTTTAGCGGCGGCAAAGATTCTCAGGCTCTCTACCATATCGCACAGTTAGCGGGGGGTAAGGTTTCAAGGTCACATGAATCTTACGAGCGTTGACCCGCCCGAAGTGATACGCTTCGTGAAGAAAAACTATCCCGAGGTGGAACTAAACAAGCCTGGTAAATCCATCTTTCAAAGTGCCGTAGAAAGACAGATATTGCCGACGATGCGTGTGCGTTGGTGCTGCGCTGAATACAAGGAAACGGCAGGTGCTGGCAAGGTTACGCTTATCGGCATACGTAAGGCAGAGAGTTCGCGCCGGGCAAAGCGCAACGAAGTGGAGATAAACAATCGAAAGTTTAGCGGCAACCTCGATGGTCTTGAAGAGTATAGACAAGAGCAGAAGGCGAAACGCATAAGGCGAAAGTCAAGAGAGGACGGAGTGAACATCACCAATGCCGACGAGGAGCAGACGTTAGGCTGCATCCACGGCAAAGAGAGTCTACTGATTTCGCCCATTATCTATTGGACCGAGCAAGACGTATGGGAATTTCTTAATGATGTTGTGAAAGTTCCGCATTGCTCGCTCTACGACGAAGGCTGGCACCGCATAGGTTGCATCGGCTGTCCAATGAGTTCGCATAAGCAAAAGATGATAGAAAACGAACGCTATCCACATGTAAAGAGAAACTGGATTAAGGCGATTAAGGCCATCCGAAACGGGGGGGTATTCAAAAAAGAATACATCTGGTGGAACATCCACAAGGACTGGATGCCTCTCAGAAACGTCAGAGGATTGCTCAGGACGCAGGCGGCTACATCAAGCATCCCGACCCGGAACATTGGATCCAGCTCGATTCTACAAACAATCCGACTGGGGACAAAAACGGAAACAAGAGGCGAAACACGGGAATATGGTCTCTTGCAATGCACGGGTTTTCGTCCAGCTCCTCTTCTGACCGCTTGACAGAGGAGCAGGAAAACGAAATAGCGGAAAACATCTACGACTGGTGGATTTCGGGCAAATCGTACAGACAATGGTATGCCGAGAGGTTCCAACAGCTTAAAATAGACTTTGGAGAGGAATCGTAAACAAAACACAACGTCATACATTATGAGTAATAGCAATATAAACAGAAAGGAGGCTTGCAATGGCTAAGGACTGGGTGGGCGGCTCGGCTGCCGTGTTCAAGACATTAGGAGCGAGTAATCATGCTGACGGAGAACGACAGCGTGAGGACTATTACGCTACGGAGCCAAAAGCTACGGAGTGGCTTTGCCGGTTGGAACAATTCGACGGTAGAATATTGGAACCTGCGTGTGGCGAAGGACACATAAGCGAGGTGCTGAAGGCAGCAGGGTATGAGGTGGTGAGCCGCGACCTTGTGGATAGAGGTTACGGCGAGGTGGCTGACTTCCTTGCAATAGACAACTTGGCGTGGGACGGGAACATCGTGACCAATCCACCCTACAAATATGCGCAGCAGTTTGTGGAAAAGGCTCTGAGCATCATTCCCGAAGGTAAGAAAGTGGCGATGTTCCTCAAACTGACTTTTCTTGAAGGCAAGGCTCGACGCGCTCTCTTCCGTTCTACCCCCCCCCATTCGTGTCTGGGTAAGTTCGTCGCGACTGAAATGTGCTATGAATGGCGACTTCGACAAGTACGGCAGCAGCGCAGCGGCTTACGCATGGTTCGTGTGGGAGAAAGGGTATAAGGGAGAGACAACTGTGAAATGGTTTAACTGACGGGAACTGAACAACAGAAAACACAAAACAACACAAAAATAACACATGAATAACAACCGACACAAATACTTCAATAAAATTCCGCCGTTCAAGCCGGACCCCGAGCACTACACTCGCAAGCAGCACTCATGGAAGGCGAAGGAAGCATACGAGACCGAGGATGATGCTTGGGAGTTCTTACAAGAGAACCCGAATCTCAAAGCACGGGGATATACGGTGTACCGGTGCAGGACGTGCAATAAATGGCATATAGGACATAAAACATCAGGATAACAATGCAGCAAGCACATAATATTTACTTAACTAAGTTCCAGCAGCAGTCGCTATACATGGGAGCCAAAGACGAGCGAGTGATTGCTGCCCGCCGTGTGGGTAAGACCGATGGTTTGGTGGCTCCTTACGTCTGGACGGCAAGCAACTCTATGCCTGGTATGCTCGGCGCATGGGTGGCTGTGTCGCGTCAACAGGGCTTCGGCAAGACCATACCGAGTACGATGGCGGCTATGGAGCGTATGTTCGGCTTTACGCAGGGCATTCACTTTGGGTGGGGACGACCACCGAAACATGCTCGCGAGAGTATCTTCAAACCTAAGAACTACGACAACTACATTTGGCTGGCGAATGGTGCCGGATGGGTTCTTATTTCTCTCTCGCAGACTGCCTCTGCCAACTCCTACACGTTCTCGGCAATGGTGGGCGACGAGGCGAGATTCTTCCCGTATAAGAAAGTAACAGACGAATTGATGCCGGCTCTTTCAGGTCAGACGCATCCGCTGGGCGACATCAACTTCTCTGACCACAACCCGATGTATAAATCAACACGCTTTCTCTCGGATGCCTCGCTCACTGCCAAAGGTTCGTGGCTGGAGAAAGAGGAGGAGAAACTGGACCTGACCGTAGAGACGGGTCCGTTCAAGGGCAAGACTTACCGATGGGTGCAGAAGCAGTTGGAGGATTATGCAAATAAGGTGATACGCTACAACGACCTGCTGTATAACGCCAAGAAGACGGGGCACTCAGTACATGTGGTGCCGAAGGATTTGCGCACGATGATCCGTGCCGTGGCTCTGAAGATGATGAAGCATGAGGGACAGTTCAAGATAATGCCCAACCATGGCCAACACGTCACAAAGGGCATGGTGGAGATGGCTGTCAACTATAAACTCATTCCACAGGACGATGCCGAACTAATTTACGATTATGAGTATCTTATCACGCCAGAAGAAGATTTCGAGATGCAGATGTTTCTGCGCTCAAAGAAGTTCACTGATGGTTATCTGCGTGAGCTGCGCCGTGTGGCTTTCTGCGTGCGCCGTGCGTCATCGCTCGACAATGTGGATATTTTGGGCGAAGACTATATTCGTCAGATGAAGCGTGACCTTCCGCCATACACCTTCGCGGTCTCAATTCTTAACGTCAAGATACAGAAATCGAACGATGGCTTTTATTCCAACCTCGACATTGATCATGTTCACGGTTATATCCCAGATGATGATGTTCTTAATCAGGCGAATTTTAGCACACAAAAGGTAAGTGGCATCATCAACGGCAAACGCATCACAAGCGAGAGTTACCAACCCGACTTCCAGGAACTCGCCGAGCGCAACGACTGCCGCATGGATTCCGACTGCATCAACTCCCTGCCTCTATATATAGCTCTCGACTATAACGCTAACATCAATACACTCGTTGTGGGACAAGGCTACGCGCGTGACGGCATGGAGTGTCTGAATGTGATAAAGAGTTTTTACGTAAAGAACGAGCGCAAACTACGCGAACTAATTGCCGATTTTTCGGACTACTACGCTCCGAAGCGAGCCATCAACCGCGACGTGACGTATTTCTACGATTCCACTGCCAAGCAGGGAGCCTCGTACGCTTCGAGCGACGAACGCTTCTATATGATAGTGATTGCAGAACTGGAGAAACGAGGTTGGAACGTGACAGCAATAGACATGGGTGCGCCAGAAAAGCATGAGGTGAAACATCAAATCATTAACGACGGTCTTGCTCACCTCTCCTACCCCGCCATCCGTATTAACCAAATAAACAACCCCGATCTTATCATAGCCATGCAGCTCTGCGAAGTGCAGATTTCGTACAAAGGATTTCATAAGGATAAGTCGGGCGAAAAGAAGCCAGAAAGTGAGGACACACTGCCCTTACAGCAACGTACCGACTTCACGGATGCCTTCGATACTCTGTATTTAGGTTACAAATTCTTCCGTGGCGGTGGCGGTTGGTTTGTGCTGCCGAGTGGAAGATAAGGGATTTTTGAGTTTTGAATTTTGAGTTTTGATTTGTGCGCTATGCGCATTTTGAATTGTTCAATTTTGAGTTTTCCATGATATAAAAGGGCGAAGGGCAGACGTTACCACAACGGCTGCCCTTCTTATTAATATACGATGAAAAGTACTATATGTATTGAGATGATAAAACTTAGACTATCGACACATCATACTTTTCTTGAATGGGCGTCAAATCCAAATCTTTTATCATCAATTTGATTTCTTTCTTTATCGTGCCTTTAAACCCATAGGCCTTATGGCGTTTGCGATGCAAGAGCAATTCCTTGCAATAATATTCGAGATTAGATACGGCATGACCGGACAACAATACATCGTACATCCGAACAATCACATCTGCGGCATATTCGTATGCCGTCTGCTCAGAGAGGTGTAGGCTTTTGACGCAGTAGAGCATCAAACATTCAAACAGGTAGGTTTCCACTCGCTTGTTTACCTCGCTCATGTCTCCCGTCTTGAAATAATGCAATACGGCTTGGGCATCAAAAATGGTATTTTCTATGCGTTCTACCTGATACTGATAAGTGCCTCGCTTGTGATAATAGTTGGCTACGGCCATGCGAGCTACATAATAATCTTTTTTCGTGACGATGCTGAGATTGTCAGCACAAATGTTATGTATGTCTCCATCCTTATATTCTATATACGCATGATTATCGTACCCGGGGATGAAAGCAGAAGCGACAAGCTGGGCGGCAGAAAAATACATCTGCTTTCTCTCACGCATAATGGCAATGCGAGCCGTTAGCTTTTTACCGTGCCTACTAACAGGGCGAATTACGGCTTTAGGCTTTCCACGATAAAGAAAGTTGCCTTCTCTATCAACGCATAGATCGGCTAATTCTTTACAAGGACTATATTGTTCGGGGATTTTCATAATATAATTCGTTTAATTCTAACTTTAATCCGCCAACCTGTTCCGCATCATCGACAACCAGCTCACCACCGACTGATAATCAGTAGAGCGAAAACGGTAACGCTTGTAGTGGGCTGTTATCTCTCCCACCCAGCGAATACGCTGCTGTTTCACGAAGCCCACACCTCGGACAACATGACCGGCAGAACCACAGCCTCTTTGCTCGCGACCTTTTACATTACGCTGTATCTCTTGGTAGATAGTGCCAGTACGACGAGCGCCGCGTGAATAGGAGGAAATAATCGGCTCGTTCAGAGGGAGAAAATCCTTCAGTTCGGATGTTGCTTCCCATATCTTTGTCCCCATACGTTTGAGGTATTCGGACGACTTTTTTAATTTGTACTGATGTGCTAACCTCGCTAAAGCATGTTCGCCTATACCCAAATATAACATTAACTCAGAATTGGGCATGTTAGCGTAGTTGTCGCACAGCCATTTTACCTGGCCGGCTGTGATTCTGTCACCTTGCGCCTTCATCATTGCCATTGTAGCCCGATCTTTTTCCCATCCATGTGCAACAGCAAGACGATGTAATCCAGCACGGCTAATATCATACTGAGAACAGAGCATTACATTTGCAGTTGTCGGATAAACCAAAGAAAGGGAATGAATCTCGTCTTCAGAAAGAGAACTATAGTGTCGCATATATTCCTGTTATTTATTTTCTTCCTTCAGCATATCATGCCGTGCGCCCATGAGCCACGACTTTAAGTTTATATACTGCGCGTGGTCGAGGTTGGCCTCACGCCACTCGGCATATTGGTCGTAGGTCAGACCGTTCTCGATGATGCGCACCATATCTTCAGAGTTCAGCACGTCACATTCCTCGAAGTCGCACGCCCCACCTACTTCCTCTCCTATCCAATACCACTTGCGGCAACCGCAAAACAGTTGCATATTGACGAGTTCTGCTAACTTATTACAACTATCCTTGTACTGCTTTATAAATTTCTTTAGCTTAGGGTTCATATCTATACATTTAGCTTTTTAATTTTGACTTATTAAGTTAAAACGCTCGCAAAAGTCGTCGTATATGTCAAAATCGTTCCACCACTCTTCCTTGTCTTCTTGTACGTACTCGTTGCGCACCCCTCGCCTTCTTACTGCCATCTTTATCTGATCGTCGGGAATAAAAGCATCAAACGCTTCTATTGCATGTTGAAGTTTCCACCTCCGCATACTTTCATCGAAATAATAAAGATGCAGCGGTCTATACTTGCCGTGGAAGCGATAGCAGAATGCCCTGAACGTTTTGGTACCATCCTCGGACCTGAACAACACTTTATAGCGATTGCCCCGATGCAGAGCAGCGAGCACGTGCATGAAATCATAGTAGCCGAAGTGGGGGCTATTCTGACAGAAATAGACACCGAACGTATCTCGACGAAGGAAAAACCACAAAAAGTCCATATCGTCAGCAGACATCTGAGGAATCGCCTTATAGACGATATTGCGCCATACGTGCTGACGTAGATGCGAGCCATGAACAAATCCTTCGATGGCGAACATAAAATCGTGATGGTTGAAAGACACTTTAATCATTGTCGCTATTTACAAGGTTGTGTTTCACATCATCGTACATTGCCATCTCTACCTTCTCTCCGTCGTAATGGCCAAGAGCAAGGAGTTGACCGCTCTCTTCTGTAGCATTCTGCGCCGAAGGAGCATTAGCTCGGACAACGAATATGTCGAACTCCTTGATGCAGTCAAGCTGCTCCATAGGCAGCATCGGCATGTTTTCTCTTGCTTCTTGCCGGATGCGCATAATGTCGGCTTTGGTGAGATTTGCGAACTTGAGTTGTGCCTTACGCACGGCGTCCGTTTCTACCTCTATACGATATGCTTCGTAGGCCTCGTTAATAAGTTTATTACTCTGCCACATGGCAACCTGATTGAGGAACTTGTGGAAGCCGGCACGTCCCTCAGCCAACTTTAACACAGCGAGGACTTCCTCGATAAGGAGAAGATTGTCCCTGCGACGCCAGAAGATAATGCCCCTACGCTCAAACTCGTCGAGAATTGAACAAACGGCGGTAAGGTCACGCAGTTCTTTTAGCGACTGCTTTTTCTTTGACTTGAACAAATTCATATTTTTGATTTTTTAAAAGTTGTTTATATTATAGACTGCGCACACGGAGCAAATAAAAAAACTCTAAAAACTTCCCCACTCTCACGAGCGAGAAAGTAAACTAAATTCCATCAAAAATAAAAACGTTTTAGAAATCCACTCCTATTCTCACGAACCAGAGTAGTGCTTTAAAAACAATATTAATCTACCATAAAAAATGACTTAAACTCCATGTAAACAAATCGTTTTAATGCGTTATAAATCTCGTGCCATCTACTTCGAGCACGAGTATGTCGTTCACAACCCTTATCTCGCCACTCTCCACAAACTGCACCTTGCGCTGGTGGCGTATGGTGTCAACCGAGAGGCAGACGCAGGTGCCGGTGTCTACATGTCCCGTCTTGGTGAGGAAACGTATGTAGAACGGCATACGTGCCACGTTGCGTGCTGTCTGCGGTGGATTGAAGCCTGTGACGCGCTGTCCCGTGCGTGGGTCGTTCCATTGCCACTTTTCCATATAGCGGCGCAGCTCGGTGAATGACTGTGTAAGTGGTCTCATATTTATTCTTCTTTGAATGGTGGAAATTCCAAGTGTATGAACCTGTCGATTTCCTTATCCTTTATCAATTTTACACCTCCGGCAAACATCTTCTTGCGCTGACGCAGTACGTCGGGGAAGAGAATATTACGGAGCGAATTGCCCCAGTCGGCTGTAGAGTTTAGCAGGTGGGAGGGATGGAATACTATTGTGTATGCAGCCAGTCGTACATCTATTTGCGGACGGTCGAACATCGGTCCGCTTAGTGTCAATGCCCTGTCTTTGTTGTAGAGCACCATGTGGCTGCTTAGGTCGCTCACGTCGCCGCTTTGCGCATAGATGATGCGGTCGGCGTAATCGCCAAGGTGTTTTGCTATGAGCGAGTCGCATGAGCGGTAGGTGGATAGCACGAGGTGGGTTGTCCATCCTCGCTCAAAGCATTGCTCAAGAAACATAAATGTCTCTTGCTTAGGCAAAGGCATGGTGAGCACCATTACGTGAGAGTCTATCACGAGGTGGCTCACTGCCTTATAGAATTTCTCCACCGTTACGTCGCCATGTGTGTAAAACGTGAGCTGACGGTGAGGTGCCTGGTTGACCGCCTTGGGCAGCTTATTGTCTACGCAGCAAGGCGGAATAAAGAGGAGAGTATCGTCCATTTGATTATTAATTATTAGTTATGAATTATCAATTAATCGTCAAGCAGCATCGGCATCACAAGCGTCATCACTTTAGGCGCAGGTGTGTCAGCGGTGAGCACTACGGCGTGCGAAGCGTCAAGCAACTGCATTCGTATGGTGTCCGACGGAATGGAGTTGATACAGGTCTGAAAAGCCGACGACTTCAATCCGATGCGGAAATTGTCGGGGCACTCTGCGTTAGATATGAGCACCTGGTCTTCGCCGGACAAAGCAAAATCCATGTTACTCGCAGAAACGTTGATGAAAATGCCGTTCTTCTCTACCTTTACAAGATTGCTTGCGCTACTTGAGAACAGACTGACACGGCGCAGGATGTCAGTCATTTCCTTCTTGTCAAATACGACGAAGTAGGGGTTGGACTTCGGAATTACGCCGCTGTAGTTAGGGTATTTGCCCTCCATGTGCTTGCAAATAAGTTCGATGTCGCCCGACGAAAAACGGATGGTGTTTCCGTCGTTCTCGATGCTGATCTCCTCGCATCCGTCAAAGGCTGACAACGTGCGGAAGTAATTGCGGTGGATAAGCGTCTTGCGAGGCTCGCCACTACGGAAGAAATCACTGCCACCCTTCTGCGGATCATTGCTGTGTACTATCTTTGCAAGCGTATGTCCGTTCGTAGCCGCAAAGACCACCTCTGAGCGGTCGTCGGCAATGTCTACACACAAGCTGGAAAGCTGGGGGCGAAGTTCGTCTATCTGAACAAACTTATCAGCAGTATCTATAACAGAATGGAACAACTGAAAAGGCAGGCAAATAATTGTTGATGCCTCACTCTTGGGCAATAGCATCTGAGGGTATTCGTTGCCCGAGAAATAAGCCATTTTAGCCTTGCCCGACTTAACGTTGTCGCCACTGCCGGTGCAATACTCTACAGTGAACGACGATCCACCCTCCTCTATATCAAGAGTGACAACGCAGTCGGGCAGTGTGCCTAACAGCGAACTGAGCATCTTTATAGGTAGCACTATCGGCTTATCAAACTTGCCACCGCACAACGAAATGGGCGCCGGGATGGTGAGCTGTGCTTCTGCTGTAGATGACGTAAGAAAGAACAGACCGCTTTCGTTGCAGGTCAGCAGCACATTGTCGAAAATGGCAATGGGATTTTTAGAGCCGATACACTTTGCCGACTTGTTAAGGGCAGCGTGCAGGGCTTTGGATGATAGGGCTTGTAACTTCATAAGTTTTGAATTTTGAAATTTGAGTTTTGAATTATGCGCGTTGCGCATTTTGAATTAGAACGGCAGATCGCCTACGTCGGCATCGGTATAGCCTGCGAGTGGGTCAGTATTCTCGGCTGGCGCCACATATCCGGTAGCTGCTCCTGCTACGCCTACATTCGGTGTGGCGTATGGTGAAGGTTGCTGTGTTGTCTGTGGCTGGTAGAGCATAGCCAGTCGCTTATTCATTCGCTGGCGGATAGCCTTGAAGAGGTGAGTATTCTCGTCGGTGGGGTCTTGGTTTACAATCTCGGGGTCGCGTTCTTTGTTGGCTTCCTTCACTTGCTCTACGAGCTTCGGAAACTTCCGTACAATGTCCTTGATATAGTCAACCGAAAACGACATCTGCATTTCGTGTGTCGGTACGGTCACGTTGCTGTCGCCACGCTCCAAAGCAGCCTGGCGCACCTTAGCCTTGTACTGCTCGTTGAGTGGCCAGATGTTTACACGCAACTTAGCCAATGTGCGAGTAGGGTCTTTAGGAGCCTGCTCCACTTTAATTTCGTTCAAGCCTGCCGGAATGCAGACATATACACGCTCAGGGTTTTTCGAGTCGATACCCTTGAACACCTGCGCTCCATTTAAGGAGAGCAAGTCGATGTTGCCGTTGTAACTTGCCATTTTGTTTTTGTTGTTTTTTATTTGTTTACTGTTTTCTGTTTAATATAGTCTCGCTCTGCTGTCGCTCATGTCGTCCATCGTGCGCACCTTATACCACTTCTTTATGCGGTTCTTTGGTGCATATACCTTTGACACGCTTATAAAGTTGCCGCAAGCAAGGTGAAACGGACTGATATTGCCGCCGAACAGAGGTGAGCTTTTCTCTCTGCAACCGCATTTTATATGGTCGTAAGAGATGCAGTTTTCGCACTTGGGGGGGGTGAATGTTCGCATAGCGTATTATTTTATTTGAATTTTGCTTTAGGAAAAGAATGGCGTACCACTTCAAAACACTCTATTTTTTCAATGTCGTCAACAGAATAACTCTCGGCGCAATATTCATCGAAGTACTTGTGGGGTTCTTTTCCTATGGGATAGTCTGTGATAGATTTCCCTTCAGCATCAATCTTATCATAATCTATATAGCGACCTTTACATTGTGTAAACTTATCAATGTTTTTAGGTGTGAACACTAACAGAGCATCAGAAGTGACGATTCCCTTCAGTCGTCTAAGATCCTTTTTAGCCTGTTCCATGTCACCAATTCCAAAACAGAATCCTTTTGCCGTACTTGCTGTACCACGAAGTTTGCTGTGGTCAGTAGTATTTTTCAATATCTCTCGATGAAACAACTTGGCTATCTCAAAAGAAGACATGTAACGGTATAATTTCATACTCTATATTTTGTTTAAAATTCTACATCTATATTCTCTATATAAGAACCTATAGGTTTTACTACCAAGAACCCAAAAATCTTTTCAGTGGATTCATCAGAACGGCATATTCTCCTCATTTACATCCGGCACAACAGCCGTAGCTGTCGTAGCTGCCACAGATGGAGTCATACGCCTACCCTGCTTGCGTGTCTTGTTGTTCTCCCAACGTTCCTTCTCTTCATCAGTGAGTTGAACGATATTGCCGTCATCGTCGCGGTATGGCAGCGGGTCGGGCTGCTCGGCATATTGCTTTGCTATGCGCTTTAGCTCGCGGTAGTCCTTCGGTATCGCATCCTTGCCAGGACGGAAGAAGAAGAACACATGCTTGGAGGTCTGCATATAGCGGATAAACTTCGGCTCGATGGTATTGTCATTCTCCCACTCACGACCGGTAAAGTATTCCTGCGTAACCCATGCCTGGAGCTTAAAGCATTTGCGCTGCTTGTCACTCTCGTTCTCGAAGAGATGCTTAGGATTGCACGCTATCGACATGTTTTCGCAATAGTCGTATATCTTCTTCTTGAAGGTAGCACGGCTATACTCCTTGCTCTTACCCTCGGAAGCATCAGCCCAATCGCGCATAAACTCGTTGAACATATCGTCCGTACATATCGGCACACCGTAGACCTCATTGCGAGAGAAGAACCACTCGAAGTAGCGGACAATGCTCTCGGTGAGCTTCTGCACCATCTGGCGGCGACGCACATTGCCTTGCGGTGCAATGGCAAAGGTGTGGTAGTGCATCAAGAACTGCACTGCCAAGGCGCAAAGGTATATGGTCTGATTGCGGTCGGTATCGGTCAATTTGGCGGGGTCGGTATCAAAACGCTTCATAATGTCGGATGGTGATCGTGCCGGCTGTCGCTTTTGAGGATTCTCGCGAGCAAAACGGTCGGAGAAACTAACCAGTGGAAAACGACCTATAGTAGAGGGGTCGTCGTCGCTCAACGGACTGTTGCTTGTTATGACGTGCATCGGTGAGTCTTCCATCTTCAGACTGACGGGGTCGCCAAATTTCTTTTCAACCTTCGTACCTTTGGTTATCTTGTTGTAGAAGTATTTGAGCGGAAAGCTCTTCTGCTTGTCCTCCCAGTGTACTACACGATATTTGCCAGGATATGTGAGCAAGTCGGAAAGACAGAACTTTGCATCGACAATGGTAAGGAAGTCTTTCATATCCACACTGAACACATTGACAGCCGAACCAACCACGAGGTTTACCAATACCGACTTACCGCTACCACCAGAGGCTTGCTTCTCGTCGGCGATATTATCCTCAAGAAGATAAGGACAGACGTTCTGCATCCCTTCCCATGAACGATAACAAAGCCTGCCTATGCCCGAAAGCATATTGGCAAAATGGGCGTTCATTACAGCTCGCTCGTCCTCAGTAAGTTCTTCTTTACTACGCTGTACGTCTCGTTCTCGCTCCCAAAGAGTGTTTGAGAAGCCGCGCACTATGCGCAGAATAGGCCAAAGGTCTTTTTCTTGCTGTCCTTGCCAGTTGACATCCCAACGATATGTCTGCGCCCATTCCATAAGGTCGCCACGCATCTGCTTTATCTCGTCGTAGGTGAACACTGGCGACCCGTCCTCATTCTGCATTTTCTCCTTCTTGTCTATCGCTTCAAGTCGATCGCGGTATTCCTGACGCTCGGTGATGGTGAACGGTGTCTTGAACACCCGCATCGTGAAGTCATACGGCTTCTTGGCAAGCGAGGGGATAAAGAAGTTGATGTCGTCATACGACACCGTGCGGATGCTGTCGGGCGTTATCTTCAGTGCCACATTGTTGAAGTAGAAGTACTCCGTCTTTGCATCGAAGGCATCGGCAAAATTAATCACCATACTCTGCAAACCTCCGGCAGACTTCTCCGTGAAGGTCTTATCCACCATATTGGCACAGTCGGACATCAAACGCCGCTCGTTGTCGCTATGCCGCCATGTCTGTTCTATATATTCCAAAAGCATTGTCTTTGCTGCCTGGATAATACTCTTTGCGTCGATATATTCCACAAAGCATTTATTCAGGTGGATATACTGTCCTACGAGGTCGGTGCTCTCGGGGTCTATCATGCGATAATATCCGTGAGCGGCCATAAAGAGCCACAATCGCGTAGGCGACACCTTGCAGGTAGGTGGCTTTGGCTTTCCGCTTCGAGGGTCACGCGGATATTCTATCTCGAAAGGTTCCGTGTTTCTGGCTACACGCAATCGGGAATAGAGCGGAAGGCGAAGGTCATGGTCGAACTGGAAGTTCTCCTCCGCGTTCATGGTGTACGTCAGCAGATAATCGCGCACGCTTCGGGGAGAGCAGCCATATAGCCATTGCCAGCGTCGGCAATAGCGCGATCGGAAACCTTCTGGCAGCATTGCATAATACAATGAGCTGAACTTGGTGCATATAGCTCCGCAGTCGCGCTGTGAGGCAATGTCGTTAGGGTATAGAATAATGACGTGCTCGGCAAAGCGGTTCATCTTCTGATATTGCACACCGCTAAAGTCAATATTCTCCCGCTTCCACTCGCCGCGCTCTATATACCAGAAGTTTCTCCGTCCGATGGAGAACGCCACGTGATACCAACAAAAGTCTTGGAAGTGTTGGTCTTCCGCCTTATCAAGGCGCAAGGAACGCATGGCATAATACACACTCAATGCGTCTTCGGGTGTACGACAAAAGACGATGTTGCGAGCTTTTATCTCGGCGGTAGGAATCTTCTTCTTCTCTTGCTTAAATGTTCCTTTCCCCACGCCATTCTTGTCTTCACGTTCTACCCAGATTTCTTTTTCTTCGGTAAACTTCTCCGTCGGCTCGAACTTCAGGATGGCTGCATGTACGGCGGTGTTGTCGCTCTTGCGCTGATCCATTGCATAGACGAACACGTTGTCGCCCATGAGCCACTTGCTCACCTTCCTCACGCTGTGCTCCTCGGCGGTAGAGAACACTATCGGTTCGCTCCCAGCCATTGCTGGACGGAAGAAACATCCGTAAGAGTTCTGCGGACCTATCTCCTGTGAGGCGAAGCATACGAACAGCGGATTCCACGGCGTACCGTGGATAATCTCGCTCACATGCTGACCGTCGCGTATTACGTCGGGCAGCGTGACACTCAACAGAGAGTAGATGCGGAAGTCCTTGTTGAGCATGTCGGGCGTAAACGTACTGCCAAAGCCGAAGCGAGGCAATCCTTTGTCGAGCGTCACCTCACACCCAAGGGCTGCAAGCTCTTGTGGCGAGAAGTCGGTCTTCGGCATGAAAGAGAATGTCTCGATGGTCTGCTGTGCCTGAGTACGGTAGTCCATCTTGGCAAACACCTCAGGGAAGGCACGCCGCACCTCGTCGGTATCGCCATACACATCCCTTACAAGTCTTTGGCAGATGCGCTGAAGACTATATCCGTGCAGCGGAAGGTTCATCTTGGCTGCGTACAACTCGATGGCTCCGTAGCCGGTCTTACCCGTGCGGGTGCATTTCCACTTCACGGTACCATGCTCTGCCATTCGGTTGTCTTCAACACCCACGCCCGAAGAAAGTCCACCTCGCTCATTTTCATAAATAATGAAGTGGGGTGTCTGCTTGGCATCGACATCCGTGTCCTGTCCCTTTTGGCAGATAGGGCAGAAACATGCGGTCTGACCTTCGATGCGCTGCTCGTTGGCGGGCTTCACGAGAAGGTGCAGGTCGATGTTGGCAAGACGATTTATGATAGGATGAAAGAACATGATTGCTGTTATTATTAAAGAACGGACAGCGATGAAATGCCAAACTTTTCGGTATTACCAGAATCCGAGGCTCTTGTGTCCACCCTGATAAAACTTACTGATAGGAGGGCGTTGCCGCTACCTCATTCTCCATGCTGTCCGTTATTCTTTCTGTTTTTACATTTGTTTTTACTATAAGTTCAGAAACGTTTCCGTGCGGAAGTGTCGGATGGTGCAGTTAGCCAAGTTCTTCATGCAGTTAATCAGCATCCGCACGAACTCCTTAAACGAAATGACGCTCTCATTAAGATCTATTATCTCCACAGCCACACGCCAATAACACTTGCCGTTTCTCACTCGGCAGGAATGCTCGTTCCTTACTATTATATTCCCTACATTGCCCTGCATCATCGTGAACAACTTCTGACACACATCCTTCACTAAGGCGAATGGAGCATGGAAAAGCAGTACTTTGTTGTCGCTGTCATAGTCGCGCACGGTCTCCGTATAGGCTATGCGGTGTAGATATTCCCGATGCGTAGGCCGTCCTTGCCTTTTGTTCCGGCGATTAGGGATGTAAGGGCAATTCAGATACTCATGGTTAGGCATTTCTATTCAATATATTTCAAACAAGCCAACTTTCGCATCATCTGCCATGTGGAATAGATGCTGCGCTTGCAGTCAAATACAGGGTCGTGTTCCGCGCCTTTATCAATGTCCTTATAATCCTCAACAAGGTCGTATGCCTTACTCGGATGATAGAACTCTCCACGGGCATTACATATCAAGCGAGCCGCCTCGTAGATAAACGTGCGATGGTCGCGGAAGTTGGTGTAATGCACGGGAACTTCTATGCCCAACTTATAGCAGATATTACGCAAGATAGCAATGTCAAAATCTGAACCTTGAGCCCAAAGACACAAGTCCTGATTGTGCAACGCTTCTTTGATTTCTTTAACCCATCCAAAGAGGTTACTCACAACAGTCTCTATAGGCGAACATGGTGTAGCGTCATCATCACTGTCAAGAACTGCAGCTTTTGCTCCTTCGCTCTTCTGCTTCCACCAATCGGCTGTCTCTTCATCGAAAGTAAAACCCTCGATGAACATTCCCCGAAGGTCTACATGAGCCGAGAATGTAGGATATTTAACAGTACTATTGCCACCATAAAAAGGTGATTTATCTCCATCACGATTCCAGACTACTGCCCCGACACTCATCACGGCAGCTGTAGGTGCAAGTGCACAGGTCTCAAAATCTAAAGTAACATCTATCATTTTATTTAGTAGGTTTTAGGTTAAACTGGAAAAGACAATTCTTAATACCATTAGACTCCCATCCCTTCCAATTGTCAGTGGTAAAACGCTTGATAACTGTGCCGGTGCTCATACCGCGCTCATTCATGAAGTCGAAGAACTTTTTACAAAGTCCAGTATTGGCACGTCTCAGACATTCGTAGAAAGCACCAACCTTATCACTCTTTGCTAAGGTATAGAGATACCCCTTGTCGCCCTTATCGGCTCCTTGCTCTTCGTCTCCGGCATACGACAATAATAGCTCGGCTACTTCCGGCATAGCTAAAAATTGTTTTTTACATTCGTTAATGCCGATGATTTCCCAAACAGAAAAGCCGTTCTTAAAGAAACGCAGATAAAAAGTGGCTACGGAGAAGCCTTTTGCCTGCATAAAATCAGACAACGATTTCTTTTCTTCCACTGAAATATCTTTAGCGTTCAAAGATTGCAATGGTGTTGTTATTTTCTCGATATTTTCCTTTGTCATTTTTCAGTTATTCACTATATTTGTTGCAAATTTAAGAATTAAAATATAAATAACAATAGCTTAATTACTTTTATTTTTCAGTATTTATCTTTTTTAACGATTTAAGTGTCATTTTTAAATAATTCAGTTATGAAGTACCAATACAATTATTCGTTTCTCAACAGATGGATGGAGGCCAACGGCAGGATAAACATCAACACCATCCTGCAAGCCATCGGATCAACATCTAACAACAGTCTGCGTCTATGGGAGCAAGGCAGATGTCCCATGCCAGTATCAAGCATTCTGCGCTTCTGCAACACCTTTCAAGTGCCTATCTCAGCTTTCTTTTACGACAAAGATAGCGACCCAACGGGAAACTCAATGTACGTACAACCACAAGAAGGTGACATATTCGCTCCTGACGGCGGCTATGTTACAGAGCGTAAAGCTGGCAGTCGTGCGCTTCTCGACCCGTTAGACGTGCAGCTAATTCCGTCCGTCGTACCAGGAATTGTTGATTCTGATAAAAAAGAGTGCAGCGGTACGGACAAGCCCTCCTCTATATGTGTCCAAACGCACGATACGGGGCAAGGAGAGATGATCGTAGTAGGCAATGTTAGCGATCAAAATATGAAAGCACTGCTCGACCTCGAAGCTAAACGCATGAAGAGCGAAGAGCGTCATAGCGAGGAACGCGCACGTCTGCTCGATGTGATTGCAGAACAACAAAAGCAAATCGCTAATCTCACTCGTATGCTCAACGAAGCAAAAAACTACAAAAATATGAGCATGGATAATGGTTATATGGTTGCCGACCGTCCTACACAAGACTGACAAAAAAGCGTTACCTATCCTCACGGACGGGTAACGCACAAAAATATAAACTAAAAACTAATTATTAACCACTTATTATCTACTACTTACTATTTATTTTCGTTCGTTTATCGCTGCCATCTTGCGACGATAAAACTCTTTTTCCTCTATCTGGGTAAGTGTCATGTCGGCACTTACATACGGAACGTCGGCATACCAGTAGCCTTGATGCAGGAACACGATGGGCGTGCTATTTCCAAACGTCATGGGCAAAGGCAGGTTGTCTTTCGTGCGCTTCGGCTGAAGGTTAAGTATGCAAAACAGCTCTGCCTCACTCACGACTGGCAGGGCATTCATCTCTTTTTCCAAGTCGGTGCCTTCGATGGGGAAGAAGAACACACGACCATCGGGCGACACTTCCTTATCCCAACCGTCACGTCCGGTGGTGTCGGCAAACTCCACGGCTCCTACTCCACCTGCCATGCCTTCAGGCGACTCGTAATAGTGCTCTGCTCCATGTTTTTTAGCCCAATCAAGAGCCTTCTGCTCGGCTTCCTGGCAGCGGTTCATAAACTTCTGAATGTCGCTACCCACATTAGACGTAGCCGACACCTTGTAATAATAATGAGGTTTCTTCATATATTCTAAATTCAAAATTGACAATTCAAAATCGGCTTTGCCGATAATTCAAAATTCAAAAACAAAAATCACCTTAGCGCAGCGTAGATGACAGGCTCTCCACATTCATCGTCCTTCATCTTAAAGCCTCTCACAGCCAACTCCTGAAGGTACAATGCCAACGGATCGCCCAACGGACATACTACTGCCTTGAAGTACGTACGAAGCTGATAGTCGGTGAACATGTCGCAGTCTTCACGCCAATGGTCGAGCGGCTTGTATTTTTCGCAAAAGGCTTCTATCTTGGCAGGGATAACAAAGTCTTGTAAGGTGACTTCCGGCTGCTCGGTGTTCTCTATTATGTCTTGTTTCTTTCTACTCATAAGTTCTTATGCTTTATTCTTTTTACTATAAGACAAGGGACAAAAACAAAGAACAAGAGAAGAAACACTGAAAACCATCAGAGCAAGCTGCCACCATTCTGACGTAGACTTTATATTCTTTGTGTTCTTCTCCTTCACCACATTCGTGCTATCCTTCTTTGCCCAGTGGGTACCCGCGTTCAGCCTGTTACTCAACACTAAGCTATCTATTACGTGCTGCATCCGCGTCATTATCTCTTCCTGATGCTTCAGTCGTGCCTCGTATGTGGCATTGCGCTCATAGTCGCCCTTGCGGTGTACGGTTCGATCTGTGGTGGTGGTCTTGTTGCCTTGGGCATCCGTACTCTCAGTCACTCGCTCAGTGATAGTTTCCTCGTTACTACCCTTGTCGGTCATAGTGCCAGATGTATGATTCTCGTCCGTGACTCTAACGGCGCTGCTGTCCGTCATCGTCTCCGACTTCACCACGCTGTCCTTAACGATAGTTACGTCACTATCACGCCGTTGCTCACTACTCCCCTGCTCCACCTTTCTTGAGGCGGCGCAGCTCATTAACGTGATTACAGCCATAAGCCATAATGTAATGATTTTGATTTTTCCCATATATTTATGTCTTGTTGGTTTCTGCGTGCAAAAATAAAAAAAGTCGCCGACACAAACAGGACATACTAAAAACACCGCCTACCTTTGGGAATGGGTAAGCGGTGTAAAACTATTTTTTTATTTTATTATAATCCAAACGAACCTTTTTACGTTTGTCACCTTTAAAACAATGACCAAGTAATTGGCTGAATTTATTTTTTAGTACATTATTACCCAGCAGATTCTCCATGTCTGCCACCTGTTTCTGAGTCGCAATAATCCGGACAGTCTTGCCGTCATAATCATCAAGCGTCACTTTTTTCAACAAGTCCGACATCTCACTACCCAGCCACTCGCCTGTTTCGCCGTCAAGCATAGCCACAAGCTGCTGCCATTCTCTTTCGCCCGGTTTCGGCTTCACTTCCTCCGCTTTGACAAACGCAAACGTCTGCTGCTGGGCTTCATGCTTCACACTATGCTGTTTTATCCATTGCTCCATAATGTAAAACACGAAATCCTCCACCGTGCCATTCCATCTATGCGGTTGCTCTACCGCTTTCGGCACTCCATTATAGGCATACGCCTTAAAGTCGTTCCAAAGGTCTTCGGGAACGTCAGCAACAAACGCCTTGAGCCGTTCTTCGTCGAGCGTAGGATATAATGACATTAACTTGGCGCACAAACGTTTTTCTGACGAACCACGATGCAACTCCAATTCTCTCGCCAAGCCCAACGGTGTGCGCTTAATATGAAACTTGATTTTTTCAGGATTGCCTCGTTTGGCGCTACCCCTATAAATAGGTTCATAGCCTTTTTTGTCGGGGTCAATGCACGATAGCATTATCTCTATCTTGTTTTCCTCGCACAGTCGCTCCATGTCACCACGTGCCACGTCCAACACCTGTTTGCGGAACTGTGAGAACTTTTGATATTTCTCAGTAGTGACAACCTTTGCGGGTTGTTCACTTTTTTCCACATCGACCTTAAACATACCCAATGCTTCCTTCAGCTCACGATAATCTATAGCAGGGTGCATCTGCCCCCTGCTCGCGTACTTCATCAACAGAAGATAAAGACGTGACGTGTAAGCCGAATTGCAGAAATAGGCGATACGTTCAAGATGATTGAAATATCCGTCTGCCATATCAAACACGGCTTTTGCCACCTCAATGTTTATTGTAACCTCGATATATCCGTCACGACGGAACTTGCGCACTTCCTGTCCGTCCTCGTCTATCTTTGTTTCTCCGTCTCCCGAATTGTTGAAATCTTCTCCTTCTCGTGATGTGAAGTTCTTCGGGATAAATATCTTGCTGAATATAGGCATATAGTCCTCACCTTTTCTAAGTCCTGTCTCTGGATCGAAACGCGGTAAATGAAACTCTATCTTCTTCATTTGGTTTATCACCTTTACCGACTCGTCATAATGGCTGCTGTCTATACCGAAGTCAGCCAGGCGCAAACGTATCGGTCCCATCTTCAACAGGTCTTCTTTCGTTATACCTCCATTGGGTCGTTCCTTGCTTAAATAACGATGTTCGTTAAGAAACTTGGCAAAATGGTCTTGCAGTCGTCCGCTTACCAACAGCATAACGTCCTGTTGTATGAGAGAATAGCTTTTAGCGTATGATGTATAGTTGACAGGTGTGTTTATCCAGCGCAATTCGTTCAAGGCATGTTGAAGTTTGCCTTCATTGTCTTCTTTTTTCGCTTTCTTTGCCATAACCTACGTTTTTATGTACTTAAACCTACGTTTTTATGTATCAAAACCTACGTTTTTGTTTACCAACTCCTATATATTTGTTTACTTCGTATGCTCTAACTCGTTGATTTTCAACTCCTCCAATTTCCCTTAATATAATGTAACATAAACTATTCTTTTATTCTTTCAAAACGAAAAATCCATAGTTTATAATTATATTATATTAAGGGTTTTTGAGCGTATTGATTATCAATCAGTTACCTACAGTGAGGTAAACAAAAACGCAGGAGTTGGTAAACAAATCCGTAGGTTTAAGTAAACAAATCCGTAGGTATTGGTAAACAAATCCGTAGGTATTACAAACCAAAAACAGCACACTTTTGTAGTGACTTCGTAAACTTTAAGGTAAAAAACTTTAGTAGGATTTTACCTTACATATTACAAGTCCTCGTTGAATATCGCCTCGCATTTTTCAAAGTTGTCCATATCGGTGTACATCAGACTTTAGATTTTACATTTTGTTTCTGTCCAAAAACTCAATCACAGCCTGTAGCGCCAAATCCTTGATAGGCACGCCAGTGCGCATTTTCATCAAGGCGATACGCTCGTAATACTCCATCGGCACGTATATGGTGATGCCATTCTCGGTCTTCTTACCCTTCGGCTTACGCATGTTCGCAGCAATATCGTTGCTGAATGATGTGGTTGCCGGTTGATCTGCTACAGGAGTTATAGTTGTCGATGTCTCGGTCTCAGACGTTGTTGTAGAAACAGTCGGCTTTTCAGTCGCCGGAACTTCTGCGGACGAAGCAGTGACAGTATTCGCTGCCGCTTCTCCACTTCCCTTTTTCTCCCTGTTCTCCTGACGCTGCTGTCTACCTGCTTCCAAAATGCGCTCGTTCTCGTCTATAGCGTCTGAATTTTCCAGACCAAAATGCGCAACTCGTTTCTTCATTTCTCTTGCCATACCCTATAATATTAAAAAGTGAAACTGTTGATTATCTCCTTGGTAAAACGCTCATAGTCCTGCCCTACCCTGCAATACGGTGCATAAGCAAAGATGTCTTCTCGCATAGCTTGCGCTTCGACCATCTTCGTGTCGCGGCGCGTATAAGCGTCAAACATATAGTCCTGATACTTTTCGCCGAGATATGCCTTAAACTCCTTTGTGGCGTTGGTCTGGTCGTTGCTCATTACCATCAGCAAGCCACGAATGTCAAGATCGGGATTAAGATCCTCACGTGTTTCCTCGATGGCGTTGATGATTTCGGCAATACCTTTTGTTGCCAACACTTCGAGCTGCACGGGCAGCACTACACTCGTAGCGGCTGTGAGAGCATTGTATGTAAGCAACGACATAGCCGGTGGGCAGTCTATAAGCACGTAGTCGAAAGCATCCATAACGGTGTTCACGCCTCCGTCTGCCAGTTCGGTGCCTGCTAACTCGTTCAGTGGCTTGGCGAGCAATTTACAAAGGGCTTTGCGAGGCAATGCCCGCTGATTCAGAAACGGTTCTATGGATATAAGCTGCGACGCAGCTGGCGCGAGGTAAATTCCCTCACGTACCTGATAAACGGGCAAATTGCTTTGCTGTACCAATGCGTCGTAAACGGTAGGCTTACCTGCGTTCTGAGTCTCGCTCCATCCGAAGAGGAACGAGGCACACGCCTGCGGATCAAGGTCGATAATGAGCATACGCGGCAAGCGTTTGCGTCCATCGGCATCCACTCCGAATTTTCCTTTACCAAAACGGCGCAATCCGGTCGCTAAACTCTGCACCGTTGTTGTTTTTCCTACACCGCCTTTGTGGTTTACAAAGGCAAGCACTTCTCTAAGTCTTTCCATCTTCTATAAAGTATATTTTAAAATTGATGATACTATTCAAATATACAGAACACGTATAATCTGTAATACGTTGCAAATTTAAGAATTATAATTGAAACAAACAAATATCCATGCACATTTATTTGTTTATTTATTGCTTAATTTGTTTATAAGTGCATTTGTATGTGTATTGCTTTGTTAGTTGATTAATTTGTTAGTTGCTTTGTTTATTAATGTATATATGTATTTATATATTTATGTGTGTGTTTGTGTATGGATGTGTTTGTGTGTTTATTGTTTTATGTTTTTGTGGAAATGTGTATTTATGTATTTCTGCACTTCCACATTTCCACATTTCCACAAAAACATAACTCACTTCTTTGCAACATCTCCCATCATCGGCAGAAAGAACAGGGCGGCTCCGGCGAATGCTACCACAACTACGAACATTGACGCTGACATGAGTACAGCAAGCGCACCGGCGAATACCTTCTTTACGCTCAGTTTGCCATCCTTTCTCCTTGCCGACGTGTCTTCACGTTCCTCTCGCAGCGTCGGCTCGCCTACCTGCGGATAGTTACGCTTGCGTTTCGGCTTCGGCTTCGGCTGGGGTATAGACTCCGACTCTGCTTCCGGCTCCCGATCCTGATAAATATCCGGCTCTATAATGTGAGGCTCCTGATGATGAACAAATCCCGATTCGTCTATAACAAGAGGCTCCTCGTCAATAGCAATAGATTCTTCCTCAATGATAGGCTTTTCCTCAATGATAAGGTTCTCATCAATAGCCGGTTCGTCTTCAATCTTTCTATCCACACACACGATAACATCACCGTGCAAGCTGACCTCTATCTTGCAACCTGCCACAAGGTCTTTCTGGAGGAACGTGCGCTCGCTTCCGCAGTTGGCATGGGCGAAACGGTGTCCGTTCATTTCCACCTCGTCAAAGTCGGCTACATACGTCACCTTGCCAGTCTTTTCGCCTACCGTAGTATGGTGTCCGCGATATGTGGTTACGGCCTTAAACACCGGTCGAAACTTAAAAGCGCAATTATACTTTGCGTCATGATCGGTCTGTCCTATACGGTCGTAATAGTCGTAGTTGTCGAACTTGAACACAAGACCGTCGGTAGGGTAGGGCAGCGACTCACGCTCCACCTCGGCAGAGCACACGATGTTCTCAATGTCCTGCTCCAGTTCGGCATCCGTTTTCTCAAGATTGAGAGCCGACACGAAGCCCGATGTCTTAAAGCCGTTACGTTCCAAGGCTTGCATCGCCGACATGTGTCTTGTCACGCCGTCCATAATAAGACGGAAAGGATGAAACTCCAGATGGATGCACTCCGACGGCACAGCCTCTTTCTTCGACATAATGCCATTGCTTGTAGATCTTGGCGACTTACCTGCCTTGCTATAACGAGCGAACTCTTCAAGCGAGATAATCACCTCGCCTCTCAGCTCCACACGGTCCTCATCCTTCCATTGCTCCACATATCCCTCAACGCCATTCACATACTTCATGTGATTCAGGCAGTCGATACCGAACAGCTCTTTGCCATGTCCGTAAGTGGCCTCCGAGAGTCTCCCGCGACGATAAACAAGGCTCACCGTCTCGCCATCGAATTTCCACTCTACATCCACCTCCGTGCCCTTGCTGCTGATGTTTGCAACACGCTGCTGCGCTCTCAGGTACTTCACAACCGCTTTTGCATCATGCAACTTCTTCATCGAGAGGCAAGCCGTGCGACGTGCAACAGTGCGCTTGCCGTTGCCGTTCTCGCTGTAGCACTGCTGCGTAGGCGAGTCCTTCAGTACCTCGTCGGGATGCGCTTCCTCATACTCCTGCAATGCAAAGTACAGTGCATCGTATTCCTCGTCACTTATAGTAGGATTGTTCAAGGCGAAGTACTTATAATCATGTACCTTCACCTCGTCCACCAAAGCGCGGTATTCCTCAAAATCCATAATCTTAGCCATATTCTGTAAAGTATTAAAGTTATTATAATGTTAGTCCTCGTCCGGAGTAGAGTCCTCGTTGTCGTGCCAGAAGTGAGAGTACTGCACCATGTCGATTGCAGTAATCAGATTGTCGCCAGGGTAAAGCTCTTGATCGAGTTCCATGTATAGACACATTTTTCGTCCCGATTTGAAATTGACTTGTACGCACTCTTGTTCATCTTCATCGTCTTTACTTGACCATGATTCATAGCTCTCGACCTCTCGCGCGTCAAACACAACATTCTTTCTGTCGTTGTTGCCTTCAAGATCAAACATCTCTGCATGAATAAACGGATAAACTTTCTTTGTTGCCATAATATTTCGTTTTTTATTATTGTTATTATTTATTTTTCACTTCTCTACTTGTGCCAATACTCCTACGACTCGTGCTTTGTCGTCGACATACCGATTAACCAAACAATAGTCTCCTGCCTTCACCCGCTTGTAAGGAATACGCTTATAATCCCCGAAGTCTCCCGACGGTCTGTAATAACGTCGCTTGCTTTCGTCTTCAGGGCATTCTGACGATGAACTGATAGCAAGGGAGCCAATGTTATTGTTAAAAACGCCATCTTTCCACGTTCCTTCCTTGTAAACATGGTAAGTCTCAGGCTCTTTTACCTCCGACAATATTATGTCGCGGGCTTTCAATCCTAAGTCAGCATAAGGCTCGGTAAGGTCTACCTCAAAATCGAAGCAAGTGGCAGCGCGAAGAATGCACATCGCATAATCTGTCACAGCACCTTTACCTCCGCTCGTAGTGCGCACACAGCGCATGGTCTCCGTCAAGTACTTACCTCCACCGTGCGACATTATCCACTCGTGCACATCGTCTGTCACAACATATTGTCGTCTCTTGCCACCGATGGCAGGTCTGCCTGCCGATCTCGTCGTTTTACTGTTTTCTGCCATAGTCTATAACATTATAAGTCATTTTTCTCTATCTGCTCCAGCTTCATATACACAAGCGTGTTCTTGTCGTAATACTGACGTGGCGCAGACGATGAGTAATATGTGTTCTGGCTCTTCTTGACGCAGAGAGCAGCGTCCACAATGCGCTTGCCGAAGCCTTTAAGGGCGTGAGTCTTGCCGATGATGACAATGCCCGACTGATACGCTTCGCGCACCTTCACGGCAAAACGATGTAAAGAGGCTTTACTATTTCTTTTCTCCTTCGTCACCTTTGCCAACACCTTCAGATGGTCGGTCGTTCGTGCTTTCGTGCGCAGCTCAACAACGCCCTTCTTCTTATAGTTGATGCAAACGGCATACTCGCCAGACTTCAGCTGTTCCAGACGCTCCTCTAAGAGGTCGTACCGCTGCAACACCTCAATAGGCTTGATACATACGCTGTCCTTTGTGCCGGCAAGCGCAGCCCTAATCTCCTGAGCCTTCTGTAAAGCCTTCGCTTTAGCTTCGGCTTCCGCTTTCAGTCGAAGCTCCTCACGCTCTCGCTGTGCTGTCTCCTCGGCTATCTCACGATCCACGGCAGCGCGTATCTCCGCAACATCGTTACCCATGTCCCTGCAAGCTGCCCAAAGACCACCACCAAACATGTTATAACTGTTTATCAGGCCATTTTCATTGTCACACTTCCTGCCATCCATCCGAGTGACGCGCAGCCTCCCCGTCAGCTCGTCTCGATATACAAGCATATAGGTGGAGTGCAAGTTCTTCGACTTCCACACTCTAATCTGTTCTGCCATAACAATATCAATTTAAACCACAAGTTTCACATCGTCTGTGTTCTCCGTGTCCTCTGTGGTTGATTAGACTTTTAAATATCCTTTATTTCCTCGACGGTAGGGCTGAATGATTTTTATTTCTCTGATTCTACCCAATCGCCATAATTAGGCAACTTTTCTATAACGAGACCTTTCAGATCCTTCACGCCGTACTCCTTGCACAGCCAATCCTCCAGGTCGTCCCAATACCTCCAGTCTCTTGTCGCGCCCGTCTGCACATTGCGCAGACGGAGCGTTACAAACAGATAGTCGTGTATTACGTCTATTATCTCGTGCATGGCGTACTGGTTATTCTCCTTCGTTGGTGTCCGCAGGACATGGTTTTATCCACATTCTGCAATGCTGCTCAGGGTAGTTCTTTAATTCTGGAATATGCTTGGGCATCATCCAGGCGAAGTCTCGGTTTATGCCTATTGTGCCATCAAACAAACCGGTGATTCTCTTTTCTCCTGCACTCGTCAGATGTCCAAAACGAGAGACAAATTCCTTGGCTTCTGCTATATTAGAACATACCTTACTTTCCTTACCCAATTGTAAAAGAAACTGTTTCATATTATTCCGCTTAACCGTGATGCGTAGGGCTGAATCTGTTAGTTTATTTCTATCTCGCTATCGAAGTAGCTTTCCTTTCCAGCTGCAAATGGCAACTGAATGTTATTGATACGGACGTCGTAGTCTGAATATACTCGTTCTTTCTTTCCGTCTTCGTATTGAACTTCACCAATCAACACTCCGTTTGTTGGCGTAGATGGCTTTACTATCTGTGCAGGAACTTTGATGTATTGAGCAACATCAGATAATCTTACTTCATTGTACTTTGAGGTCTTAATCTTCATAATTTTCCGCTTGTCCGTGTTGCGGTAGGGCTGGAAGAGTTATAACTTGTGTTCGCCATTCTCGTAGGGTATTACTATCTCCTGCTCGTCGCCGTTCTCGAAGATGTGGGTGTGGTGAAGGCGGTATTCTTTATCAACATAGAACTCGCCATCAACCTCGAAGTTCTTGCCGTCGGCTACATACTGTAGATTATCGCTACCGTTGCCGTGCTTAGTGAGCACAATGTCCTCGATACGATGCTCGATCGGTGTAGTATAGTTCTCTAAGAGATAAGCCTTCAGTTCGTCAATCTGAGCCTCTGTCGGTTCGCCAGTCTCGTCGAGTTCGTCGTCGTCAAAGAACTCGTAATAGCCGGAGCAGTTCTCTGCGTTGTTGATGATGTAGTCTGCTACTGTCATATAGCTCTCGCGAATATACAGCTCGTTGTCGTGAGCAATCGCTTCGATGTAAGTGTCTATTGATTTACGCATATAGTTTAAAGTTTAAATTAGTTGTTTCTTTATCTGTTGCAAAGGTAGCAATAATATTTATAACTACCAAATTAATGACGCATAAATTATATATTAATGCGTATTTTATTATTTTCAGTCGCCCATCCAGGAGCTCGAACCTGGCGCCATGCCTGCATGGTGGGCGTTGTGGCTGCCGCTATCCTCGCGGACCGCAGCAGCAGCTAAACAAAAAATACTCTGATTATGATTATGCGTTCCCGCCGAAGGGGTCGAACCTTCGCAAGGGCCATGCCGGGCGCGAGATGAAATGGTCTACTTATACACCTCAATGCACTCTATCGCCTCGCAGTCGATATAGCTGTTGCCGGCTTTGCCTAACACCGAAATAACCTCCGTGTCGCTGCTGTAGGCGATGATGTCGTCCTCGCCGCTGTCGCCGTTGGTAAAACTGAAACACACGCAGTCGCTGTGCATCTTTATTACTCCGTGCTGCTGATTGCTCTGAGCATCCATCAATATCGTTTTTACTGTCTTAAATTTCATAATCTTCTGTCGTTTTTTTTAAAAAGAGGTTGTGTTATAGGGGTGTTTATCTAAGCTCGGACCACTCCATATTTCCGTATTTCAGTTTAGACTGAATATCATAAATAAATCCTGTAACGCAGCCTTTTCCGTCTTCCTTAAACTTCGCCAACTGCTCGTTCACTGGCAATGTTTCGTCTTCATAAGCAAACGTGCCATCTTCAATAAGCTCACCAATTTTCTTGAACAGTCGGCGACAACCAGCTTTCGTAGTCGCCCATGTCCCATAAAGTCGGAATGAACTGCGCGACTTCCATGCGTCGCAGGTACTCAGTATAATTATTCTTGCCATAATTTTCTGTCGTTTTTTAAGGGTTATATAATATACTATTCATCAAAAATCTTTATTCGTGACAGCTCATTATCCACATGAATTGTGTACCCCTTATATTTGATGCCATAGCCAATGCAGCCATAACAACAAAACAGAGGCTCACAAATCATACTGGAGCCATACCAGGTGAATCCCCATGGATTTCGATTATATCCATTAAGCCAACCTTCGCAATCGCCATCACGCTTCAATATAGCATTGATTAGACGCTTCAATTCGTTAGGTATATCTTTCGGTACTCTCATAATCTGTCGTTTTTAAAGGGTTCTATAATATTCGTCTCATACCACACTGCCGCCTGTGCCATTACGTTCTTCAACTCCTCGATAATCTGCATGTGGTTGTTCTGAGTGATAGTGAAATGTCGCTCCGGGTGTTGTCCGTCATGGTCACCGCTTGTCAAATGGATGATGCAAAATGTGCGGTCGATGTCGTGATGGGCTACAAAACCTCGCTGCTCAAGAACTGCCACTGTGCGGTCGAAGTCTGCCGGAGTGGTAGGTATCACCTGCAACACGCTCCAGGGATATTCCTGAGCCGTGAGGAGTGTGTGTCCTTTCTGCTCACTAAGCAGGAAGGAATGAATTGTTTTAGATGTTCTCATATAATTAAGCAACTTTTTTTGATGTCCTTCATATATGATGTCACACCCTTAATTCCGCAACACTATAATTTAACTTTATTTATAAGTTCCTGAGCAACAAAAAGTTGCCCAGGATTTTGTCACACTAATATCTTCACGTATGCGATCGTATGCCTCGTATTCAAGACTTTCAGTTTCGCCGGTCGCCATATATTCTGCCTTGACAATATAATAGAGCATACAGAAGAGATAGGCTGGATGAAAAGTTTCGTCGCTATCGAACAAACGACTGGGCCACTGGTCGATGTCGTTGGATAGATTAGAAAAGAAGCCATCATAGCTTGTGTGGTTTTCCTTTATCCACTTAGCCAGCTGATCGCGGTGTTTTCCTATCTTGGCTATAATAGCATCCTCCGCAGCCTGTGTCAGGCGAATTTTCACGCGACAAGAATCATTTTCGTAATTATAATATCGAGGACTGTGAACCTCTACGAACTCCAGTTCTATATCGTCGCTGATAAACTTCTGCATCCACAATTCCCAAACCTCCGTATATGCTTTGCAGATGTCGTTTTGGTACTGCTTATAGTCGAAGGTAAAATCGACATCCTCCTCCAGATCTTCTTCTACACACTCATAATATATATCATCATCTGGACTCCAGATTGAATCGTAGAATCCAACAAAACTTTGCAATTTACCTACAGTCTCATTAACAAATATCTTTGCCATAATCCTTAGTATTTTTAATGTTCTATAATAGGGGCAAATCGCCCCCGTGATACCTTATTTTTGATTTTCCGCTAATACCGTTCTCACGCTATAATAAGGCGTGTTAAACGGATATTTTACTTCGTTGATATAATACACCACCGTCGGCTTACTCATACGCAATGTGTCGCGACACTCCACACGACCATACATGCCGTGTACCATTAAATTCAAGGCGCACATCTTGCAAGCAATAGGATCGCTATCTTGTGCCACATACTCAAAGCGTCTGCCGGCTGAATGGTCCAGTTTGCTCTTCTCCATATAATGTGCCAGGAGCAAACGTCCGCTACCTGCTGCGCAGTCGTTCACCCTGCCGTGGTCGCCGGCTCCCAGGCCGCTGATCTGTGCCATTAAGTCCGACACGCTCTGAGGCGTGAAGAACTGACCCGTCTTCGATGCCTTGCCACGGCTTAGATACATTTCTTCGTACAGTATGCCAAACACGTCAAGCCACTGGCCATGCTCCATCGCCGTTTTTACGTCGTTGAGCCACAGAAGAGCAAGATCGGCAAAAGCGGGATTTTTTTGTGTGCAGTTTAAGAAATGCTGACCAGTTGTGCCAGTCTTAAAAGAATCAACACTGAAAAACTCTATAAGATAGTCGCAGAAGTCGCTCAGAGCCATTTCTTGCGGTCTGTGATGCTTGTTTGCCTGTTCAGTCAATACGTCGATATATTTCTTCTTATCCATGATTTTATCAAATTTTTATATGTTCTATAATAGGGGCTGCCCTGCTGCCAGAGCAGCCCATGATGTTGATTTAGTAGCCCCTCCAGAAGTATGAGTGACGGCTATACTGGCTCAATGCGTTCTCCTTTGCGAACTCGCGGATCTCGTAGTCGTAGCCTTCCATTTCCTTCATTATCGCCTCCGCTTTTCGTGCCAGGCGCAGATAGGCTGCATACTTCTTCTTTGATGCCTTCAGACTCTCGATTTTGGCCAGTCGGTCCTTTTTGTAAAACTCTATAACGGCAACCGCTTTTTCAGCCTCCAAACGGTCGCCAGTGTTCCACTGCCAGTCGTTCGGATTCATATCTTTCTTCTTACCGGTGTAACGGTTGATGCCTTGGCTCCAGTCGGCGGACATTGAGACGTTAGGGCGATACTCCATATAGTCGTAATAGTCGTAGCGTTTCAGCTCGAAGCGGTATTCACCAAACGAGCTATAAAAACCCGTAGCTTCATGTATGGCATCATGGAAGCGTTTATTCAGTACCTTGCCATCAAACTGTCGGCACACCTGAATAAGTCCGTCCAGGGCCTTAATTTCAAGCTGTCTGCGCTCTATCAATGCGTCAACGTGCTTGCCGTACTCCTTCACCTCGTTGGCCTTCTTGTAGGCTTCATACTTCTTTGCAGCCGCCCTAAAGTCCGCCTGCGTGCCGATGCTGTAGGATTTTTCCTTCATGCCGCGTTCACGGCAAAACTGATGATGCAGATCTATATACTTCTGTGCATCCTCTTTGGATGCGAGGCAGCGCACTGTCTCCATGCTTTCAGACTCCCACAGAAACACCGAGCCATCTTTGCAAATAAGATTTTTTGCTTCAACAAATATCTCGTTCATAATATTCTCAATTTTAAAAGTGTTCTATAATAAGGGCTGCCCTGCTGCCAGTGCAGCCCGTGAATGATTAGTAAGAAAACACCGCAATACGGTAGTATTCCGTTTCTCCTTCTTCCGGAATGTTGGCTATACACATGTCGCCTGTCGGTGCCTCGTAAATATACGAGTTGCCTATAATATCGTACACTGTGAACTCGCCCCGCTGCTGGCTGTGCTCGCCCCCGTTGGCAATACACGTGATGCCGTTGTGATAGCCTCCGGCTGGTGCCGGAAAGTCCCCACCGACCATTCTGTCCTGGAGGAAACGCGAAGTATAGCGGCTCGCCTCCTTGCTTGTCAGTTTCAGGGCCTGTGCCAGGAGTCGTTTCGCCTCCTTCCATCGCGCCTCGTTGAACATGTCGCGACGCTGTGGTAAATACTGTGTGTCGTTAGTTACGTTGAATAATGCTATCTGTGCCATAATCTGTAAATTTTAAAAGTTGGTGATGTTAGTATATGCCTATAATAGGCGATTTAATACTTAATGCAGAGCAATATTGCCACTACTGCTGCCATGATATTGTAGCCGACGAACTGCCAGCCGGTGCACTTGATGGGATCGCCATCTTCTCCATAAAAGCTGTGCTGCGACTGGAGCCACTGGCGAACCGTTTTCAAGGCTTCTAAGGTGTTTTTAGTCGTGCGAGAGACGAGTAACACGACGACGGCGAATAAAGCCGTGAGAAGGGCACGTGTACGCGTTGTGCGTGATATTATAATAGTTGGTGCCATGATGATATATTGTTTAAGCGGTTTTCTTATTCAGTTCTTCTACTTCTTGCCAGAGACGCTTGCCCGTCTTGCTGTAGCCGGCTTCACCGTTGAAGGCGACAAAATCGCAAAACAACTCCTCGTCGCAATACTGTGAGAAAGCAAGCTCAGCCTCATTTTTCAAGTCGTCTATAATAGACTCGATTTTGCGGAGAATGTGTGCAGCGTGAATCTTGCTCATGCCTTTGTTCTCGTACCAATCGTCGTTGATCACGTCGTCGGCTGACAGGTCGTTGTAATCATAATCACACGTTTCGTAATAATAATCTACCTTTCTGTAGGTCTTGATATTTACAAACCAATCAAAATTGGCTGCCTGGTAATACCCAGACGTGCAGCCGGCTTGAATGGTGATGTCGATCGAATTGTCGCCGCACTTAATAGATACCGTTTTTTCTGAAAATAGAGTCGTTGGATAGCTGCGATCGCCGTCGCACTTCTCTATATCGTGCCAGCCCTTCGCCTTCAGTTCGTAGGCTACATTGCCTCTGACGGCATCATAATTAAATTCTGTGCCTATCTCGTCAAACTCGCCTAAAAGGTCCTGGTCGAGTTCTCGCTCGTCAATTTCTTCCTGTGTGTAATATACAGGCATTCCTAACACGAAATAGCGTGAAGCGTTTGTTAATGCGAAATTCGGTGTACTCATAATCTATAAAGTATTTAAAAATTGGTAATGTTATATGTTGTCTATAATAGGGGGTCTTATATTGCATAAGACTTCACGGTGACGGCCTTGTCGGCGCACGACTCAGCAGATTTAGCCTTCAGGATATACGCCTTCTCACTCCTGTTATACTGGTAGCCCTGATTTTTCACGGACTTCATAACAAGGTTTTTAACGCGACACTCAACACATGCCGAGCCTATATACGTTCGGACTCCGTTCTTACGGTTGATGGCGTAATGCTCTATTAAATACATTGTTTTCATAATCTAAAGTATTTCATTTGTTTCTTGTTTACGCTTGCAAAGTTATTACATAAATTTGATATAGCAATTTTTTTTGATTAAAAAGTTATTGGATATATTTACTTTTAACATTTGCTTATAATTGTATATATTTATAGTGAGTATTGTTCACATTTGTTTGCAATTCCCTAATATCTGTGATGCTCTATAATATCTATAATGAGTGGACACGGCTGCAAATACTCTAATATCTGCGACATTGTATAACGTGTGTAATGTGATGGAGTAGGGAACCATACAAGAGCATCCAAGCACATACAAGCACGTATAAGAGCACACAAGCACGTACAAGAGCATCCAAGCACATACAAGCACGTATAAGAGCATCCAAGCACGTACAAGCACATACAAGCACGTACAAGCACATACAAGCACGTATAAGAGCACACAAGCACGTACAAGAGCATCCAAGCACATACAAGAGCATCCAAGCACGTACAAGAGCATCCAAGCACGTACAAGAGCATCCAAGCACGTACAAGAGCATCCAAGCACATACAAGCACGTACAAGCACATACAAGCACGTATAAGAGCATCCAAGCACGTACAAGCACGTATAAGAGCATCCAAGCACATACAAGCACGTATAAGAGCACACAAGCACGTACAAGAGCATCCAAGCACATACAAGAGCATCCAAGCACATACAAGCACGTATAAGAGCATCCAAGCACGTATAAGAGCATCCAAGCACGTACAAGAGCATCCAAGCACATACAAGAGCACACAAGCACG